CCATCCTGGTGTGCCTCCCACCATCTCGTCTGAGCGTGTGGACGCTCATCGCACGCGGTACCTCGAGCTGAAGGATGCCTACGATCAGCGTCGTCTCACTGTCGACGGGGACGACCGTACGGAGGAGACCACCTCCACCGACGGACAGTTCTGATCATCGGACTCTTCTTCCCCTCCCTCTGGGGCGTGAGGGCCCCAGAGGGAGGCTTGCTCGGGAAACAGAATGCCTATTGCTATCGAGAAGATCAACGCTCTTGCGGAGCTGCAACGGGCCGGGTGGGATTACACTCCTAAGGGGGACGAGGAGGTTGGAATCTGCTGTCCTGTCCACGGAGACAAGACAGCGTCAGCGTCGTTGAACGTCGCGAAGAACCTCTGGCGGTGCCACGCGGCCGGATGCAATGCGAAGGGCGACATTGTCTCGCTCTTGGCCCACATCGCCCGCGTCGAACGCAAGGTTGTCCTTGCAGATCTGGGAACGAGATACGATCTGCAGACAGTCCGATCGCTGTCGCCAGAGATCGTTGAGAGGTACGCGTCAAAGGTCTTCTCGGCGGGTCCGTTGTTGAAGGCTCTGCGGGATCGCGGTCTGACGGACGAGATGATCCGCAAGGCAAAGCTCGGCTACCACGACGGCCGGATCACCATCCCTGTCTTTGGCGAGTCTGGGGAGGTGCTCAACATCCGTGCCTACTTGCCAGGAGCTCCTTCGCACGAGAAGATGCTCAACCGGAAGGGTTTCAGCAAGCCAGCTCTGTATCAAGTAGAGCAGATCAAGCGTGGGAACAACGTCTGGATCTGTGGCGGCGAGATGAAGGCTCTGGTCGTTGGTTCACTGCTAGCAAAGCACAAGATCGGAGCAGTGTCTGCAACGGCAGGCGAAGGAGCGTGGGAAACCGCGTGGACGGCACGTTTCAAAGACAAGGACGTCTACGTCTGCATGGACGTCGACTCCGGCGGGAAGGCTGCGGCTAGGAAGATCGCTCGGGAGGTCTTTCACGTTGCCGCGTCCGTGAAGATCATCCGCCTGCCACTAGACAAGGCACGCTTCCCGAAGGGGGATGTCAATGACTTCGTTGGGAAGCTCGGAGCGAAGGCTCCTGAGCTCCTTGCTCTCATGGAGTCTGCGGACGTCTACACCCCACAAGAGCTTGCATCGGACGAAGAGGGTCCTGTCCTTCAGGTCCGACTGTCAGAGACAACGTCCGCAGCGAACATGGGGAAGACGATCTGTTTCAGCGGAACACTTACCTCGCTGGACGAGACGCCCTACATCGTTCCTCAGCGGATCCGTGTCTCGTGTTCTAGGGACCAGCCGAACTGCCACATCTGTCCCGTGCAAGCCGAAGACGAGGACGAGACTACCGGCACAGTTGCACTCACGATCAAGGGTACGTCGATTGGCCTCTTGACAATGATCGAGGCTCCCGTTGCAAAGCAACGGGAAGCCATCCGAGAGGCCCTCCGTATCCCACCGTGCAAGGTGGCGTCCTTCACGATCGAATCGTCCTACAACATCTACGACGTGAGAGTCTCGCCCCAACTCCAGATCGGAGGAGGACACCGTGAGCACGTTGTAGTTCCAGCGTTCATTGTTTCGCCTGTACTGCCGGACCTCAATTCGCCCTACGTGTTCCAAGGCAGGGTCCATCCTGATCCTAGGACGCAGCACGCTGTCTTGCTGCTCAACGAACTGTCGAGAACGGAAGACTCGCTTGCCGCGTTCACGCTCACCGCCGAAGACGTCAAGAGCCTAGACGTGTTCTGTGGCCCCATTGAGGAAAGGCTGCACGCGATCTACACGGACTTGTCTCTCCATGTCACACGCATCTGCCAGCGACCGGACTTGCACTTCTGCATCGATCTTGCTTATCACTCCCCCATGTATATCCGCTTTGAGGACCAGACTCATCGTGGATGGATCAATGCTCTTGTCGTTGGAGACTCTGCTCAGGGTAAGTCAGAGGTGTCCCAGCGTCTCATGGAGCACTACGGTCTCGGGGAGAGAGTGGACTGTAAGAACGCTTCCGTCGCCGGACTCCTTGGAGGGCTACAACAGCATGGGACTCGCTACATCGTTACTTGGGGAATGATCCCTCAGCACGACGGGCGGTTGCTCTTCATGGAGGAGGTGAAAGGTGCAGCTCCTGAGATCATCGCACGTCTCACGGACATGCGGTCTTCGGGCGTAGCAGAACTGCCTAAGATCGAAAGACGCAGAGCTCATGCGAGGACGCGTCTTGTGATGATCTCCAATCCGCGATCAGACAGGGCGGTGGCAGCGTTCAACTTCGGCGTAGAGGCCATTCACGAATTGATCCCAGGACTCGAAGACATCCGCCGTTTCGACGTTGCACTTGTTGTCTCGTCTCGGCAAGTGAACGCTCGCGAGATCAACGAGTTCTTGCTGCAACGCTCCAATGAGGAACCCGTGTTCTCCGGGCCTCTTTGCCGGAAGTTGGTCTTGTGGGCGTGGACACGAAAGCCGGATCAAGTCCAGTTTACACGAGACGCGGAGCTCTGTGCAATGGAGGAGGCCAGTAAGCTCTGCGAAGAGTTCACAGACGCGTTGCCGCTCATCGATCGAGGAACTACAAAGCTCAAGCTCGCTCGGCTCGCTGCTGCACTTGCAGCAAGGCTCTTCTCACACGATCCCGAAGACCCATCTGTCCTCCTTGTCAAGAAGGAGCACGTGCTCTACATCACGGCATGGCTCCGCAAGGTCTACGGGGACGAGGTCTTCGGCTACGCAGAGTACTCTAGGGCTCAGCAGTTCGCTGTCTCGCTGGTCGACCCAGACGTGATCCAGCGGATGATCCGCTCGCTCAAGCACCCTAGAGATTTCTGCGAACTCATTCTTCACACGGATCGGATTGCACGTTCAGACATTGAAGACTGGGGAGACTGTGACGCTGGAGACGCCCAGAAGTTCTTGTCTTTCCTTGTTAGGAAGCACGCGGTCTACCGGAGTGGACGCGAGTACATCAAGACACCGGGATTCATTGACCTCTTGAAAAGGATCAGAACCTCCATGCCCACGACGGCTGAGGTTTCACAGAAGGAGAAATTCTGATGATTGACGACAGCACCTTGTCAAACTCTGGTCTGCTCATCGCTCTCGACGGGCCAAGAGCATTCCACGAGAAGCATTCCTTCCCGCTGGACCAACCAATCTTCTGGCGAGACATGGACAGCGAGTATGTCCGCCGCTGCCGAGACAAGGCGAAGCTCCTGGCAGTCTATGGCGAGGAGCCTGGACAAGAGCATCTTTTCTCGTATCGGCTGCATCTAATCCTTGAGGAGCTGGGAGAGCTCATCTCCGCCGCTCTCTGCGGGCACACGATCGGGTTTGCAGACGGCGTTGCAGACCTGCTCTACGTTGTCATCGGACTCGCTGAGACGTACGGGCTTCCATGGAAGGAGCTCTTCATCGACACGCACCGCTCCAACATGACCAAGCAAGTCCGCACCGCGGACAATCTTCGGATGCGGGACAAGGGACCGAACTACTCGCCGCCTGACATCAAAGGCATTCTCGCACGTGCAACCAGACTGACCGACAAGAACAAGGTGCAACAGCAATGAACACTTACGATTATGTAGACGAGATGTGGGTCGACGTCTGTGATTCGATTCTTGGAGATGGGGAGGACATTCATTCAAGAGCAGGACCGTCCAAGGAGATCGTCGGCTGGAGCGGACGTCTCATGGACCCTACCTTCTGCTTCATGTTCAACCCCGAGCGGCGTCTCAGCATGTCTTACGCTGCCGGCGAGTTCCTTTGGTACATGTCCGGTGAGCTGACAATAGACCGGATCGTCCACTACGCTCCGCAGTACGCTCAGTTCGCCGACGACGGAGAAGCGTACGGTGCGTACGGAGGACGAATCTTCGGTAAGACTGACCTTGACTGGCAGTGGAGATCCGCAACGACCACGCTGAGCAAGATGACGCCTCTGTCGACACTTGTGGATGCTCTCAAGGCTGACCCGAACTCGCGGCAGGCTGTCCTTCCGCTCTTCAGAGCATCGGACTTGATCCACGTGCGGGCGAAGAATCGCAAAGACATCCCTTGCACGCTCAGTCTGCAGTTCCTTCTGCGGAATGGGAAGCTCAATCTGATCACCACGATGCGGAGCAACGACGCTTGGCTAGGTTTGCCGTACGACGTGTTCTGCTTCTGCCACCTTCAGATGCTGGTAGCGAACATGCTGGACGTCGATCTCGGCTTCTACCATCACCAAGTTGGCTCGATGCATCTCTATGAGAAGCACTACCAACGTGCTCTTGCGGGAGTCCACACAGGAACGTTCGACGTGGCTCCGATGTCCTACGTGCCCTACAACCCGCATCACGTCCTTGAGCGGATTCAAGCGGCAGTAGATCTGGAGGACTACAACCGCAAGAATACCGGATGTGCCGGCGAACTTTCTTCTGCCGGCACTCCTGCTCAGATGGGTCACAATTTGTGTCTCATGGCCGCGACGAAGGACGTAGGTATCAGAGCGGCAAAGAGACTTCTCAATCCCACACTCCGCCGTCATTGGGAGAACCACAATGTTAGTGATTGAAGGACCAGACAACGTAGGCAAGACCACGCTGGCGAGAGAAGTCTGCAGGGTGATGGGAGCCCACTACGCCCACATGACGCGTCCTACGGAGGACTTCGATTTCTTCCAAGGGTACAAGGAAATCATTCGCCGGAACTATCTGGAGAGGGACGTGCCAGTAGTCCAAGACCGATTCCACTTCGGTGGGATTGCGTATCACAGGGACGTCTTGACGATCCCTCGTCTTGAGATCGTCTCGTCGTGGGTGCGTGCTCTTGGTGGATTGATCGTGCTCGTCCACGCCTCCAACATAGAGGCCTACGTCCGGCATCTCAGAACGAATCCGAAGGACGAGATGTTTGACGAGCACGCTTTGACTCAGGCTGCGATTCGCTTCAACACTCTCGTGCCGTACGCCGACATCTGCATCGACGTCACGGTTCCGCATAGTGAGCAGATTGTCTTCTGCGGAGCTATCGGGCTTGGGCAGATCGTCTCCAAATGGAGGATGCGTCTAGATGCACTCTCGTGACACATTGTGGGCGTCGTATCACGACGTCATGAAGATGGACGAGACTCCGTGCGGATGCAAGCGGAAGAAAGTCCGTGCCGTTCTCTGCGGCTTGCAAGACGGGCGTCTTGTGGAACTTGCGTCAGCAATGAACGGACCGGTCGGAGGCCCGTGCTCTGGTGAGATCGGGAACTGCGGTTGCATCCACGCAGAGGTGGCTCTGCTTCTCAAGGTCCCACGCACGCAGAAAGGCATCCTTTGCGTTGGCTATTCGCCCTGCACAAATTGTGCCAATGCAATCATCGCGTCACAAAGCGTCATCGCCGTCTTGTATTCGTCCTTCACGACGCATGATCCACGCGGCGTCCAATGGCTGACGCATGCAGGCATCTTCGTCCTTCAAGAGGGCGAAGTGTGGGAACTCGCTGCTCCGATCTTCGCTGGGATCCTCTCATGCTACGCCTCTCTGAAAACAGTGTCCTAATCGACGAGGCCTCTGAGCTTCCCGACTTCAAGGGAGCGAGGGAGATCTTTCTCGACCTTGAGACACGCTCCGGCACTCCGAAGCGTGCCGGAGGCTTTCCGTGGAAGGACCAGATCTGCGGAGTGGCGATCACAGCAGACGATCATGCAGACGCGTACTACGTTCCTGTCCGGCATAACACTTTCGGACCGTCTGTGGAGATCGAGCCATTCAGACGCTGGCTCTGCGATCTTGTTACGGGCTCCGGGGACTGGATCAATCACAACGTCAAGTTCGACGCCGTCTTCACGCGGCGAGAAACGGGAGCAAAGGCAAATCGGCGTCTCGTCGACACTCTGACGCTGGCGAAGATGCTAGACACGGACCGGATCGGACACAGTCTCAAGGCTCTGTGCCGAGAATGGCTTGGCCTTGCAATGGAGGGCGAGGAGAAGCGGATCGCCTATCTCGCACGTGTCAAGTCCGAAGACTTTGCCGACTGCCCGCAAAGCGTCCTCGGGGAGTACGCTTGCGAGGACGTTCTCGGCAACAGACTTCTCTACCGGCACTTGCAGCGGGAGCTCCCCGAAGACATGCAAGAGCTGATCAAGAGGGAGATCCAACTCACCTCCGTCTTGCACGAGATGGAGATGCACGGGTTCCGCGTAGACGTGCAAGAGGTCAAGAAGGAGCAACTGAGGACGATCAAGCTCCTGATCGACTTGGGGACACGCATCTCGCAACTCGCCGGCGAAGAGTTCTCTAATAGCCCACAATGGATCTACGAGACGCTCGTTGTCAAGTACGATCTACCCGTGCTCGCTTACCACGACGTGACTGGTAAGCCTACGTTCAACAAGCGGGCACTGGCTATGTACGAGGAGTTCCCCGCCGTCCGCGGGAACAAGCGGCTCTTGGCTCTGGTGCGTGCGATCAGGAAGTACCGCGTAGAGTCTCAGTACAACGGGCTCTTTCTTGTCCCCTTCCAAGAGCTGCGGGACTCCGAGGACGTGATCCACCCGTTCTACAATCAACTGGTGCGGACCGGACGCATGTCTTGCCGCGATCCGAACATCCAGCAACAGAACTCCCGCTCCAAGCTCCTGATACATCCTCGTCCAGGCTTCGGCTTCATCTCGTGCGACTACTCTCAGATCGAGTTCCGACTGATCGCACACTACGCTGGCGATCAAGACGTCATCGACGCGTACGTCAATGATCCGGACACAGACTTCCACACTCTCACCGCGTCCCTCATGTACGGCGTCCCAAAGGAAGGCGTCACGAAGGGGATGCGGAAGAAGGCAAAGTTCATCAACTTCGGTGTCGGCTTCGGAGCCGGGAAGCGTAGGGTGCTACAAATGCTTCTTGGTGACCCTGCCATCCTCACGGAGGTCTGCGAGGAGCATCCGTCCTTCACGCAAGAGGAGATTGAGGCGGAGTGCGAACGAAGAGCCGCGTACATCTACGCGTCCTACCACGAACGGATGCCCGGCATCAAGCGTGTCTCCGTTGAGGCGGCAAACGTCTGCAAGCGGAGAGGATGGGTCTTCAACGCTTACAAGAGGCGGAGGCACTTGCCGTTGAAGGCAGTTCACAAAGCGTTCAACTCAATTGTCCAGGGAGGAGCAATGGACATCATCAAGGATCGTTTTGTCGCTCTTGCAACAGATCGGTTCCTTGAAGATGCAAGTGTCAGGATCGTTGCCAACGTCCACGACGAGTTCCTCTTCGAGTGTCCTCTTGATCGTTTGCTAGACGCGTCTGTCCATGAAAGGATCATCTCGATCTGCGAGACGCCTCTTGTACGTTTCTCTGTCCCGATCCGCGTAGGACTGGGCGTCAGCCCTACGTCTTGGGCAGGAGCGTGCTCCGAGGAGGCGTACAACGGCGTGGAGGGCAAGCTCCGCTAGGCCCATACCTTTATATAGGGGCCTAGGGAGCCCCTAGGGCCTACCCGCCCGCCTAGGGGCCTGCCCGCCCGCCTAGGGCCTGCCTGCCCGCCTAGGGGCCTGCCTGCCCGCCTAGGGCCTTGGGGGCCTGCCTGCCCGCCTAGGGGCCTGCCTAGGGGCCTGTAGGGGCCTGCCTAGGGCCTGCCAAGGGGCCTAAACGAAGGAATAAGGGAATTTTCCACGTCAATCTGAGACGGGAATCCAGGTCAAAATCCTCTTTTCCTAGATTTCGGCCGAAAAGTCGCCCCTAGGGCCTTGCACCCCGTCCTGGGTGGGCTACATTGTGGGTGTTGCAAGTAGCCAGTAGGGCACGCAACGCACGCAACAGCAACAGCAAAGGCAAGGCCCCAATGACCACTACCCGCAAGCCGTCCTTCTCCGATCCCTGCGACATCTCGTACAACGGCATCCTCTCAATGGATGGCCAGCTCCGCACTACGATCATCGAGTCGTACACCGAGTACTACAAGGACGTGGCAGTCGTGGTCTTCAACGCCCGGACGCTCACCTGCACCATCCACTTCACCAACAGCCAAGGGGCAATGATGAACGTCACGGTCTCGGCTGAGGGTGACTCTTCGCTCGGCCTCCGCAACGCTCTCGTCTCGATCGGCTTCCGGTGCCCGCCTGAGGGCAAGCTCTCCCGTCTCGTCAACGCTTGCTTCGGTTGCTGACTCTCTCCTCCTCCTCCCTACGCGTCCACGGCAACGTGCCGCGTAGGTTTCCCCGGGACAGGACCGCTTAGGTCCGCCGGACCATCTCTCACGTCCTACACAAGGAACGTCATGTCTACCAGCAAGAAGATCACCCCGTCCGCCAAGCCGACCAAGACCGAGAAGCCTGCCCCCGAGAAGAAGGAGAAGAAGGTGCGTCTCGACTTCAACGTCGAGGCAGCTCTCGACATCAATGGGCACGGCATCCCTCTCGATGACAACGGCAAGTTGACGGCGTCGCCTGCCAACTGGGACCGCACCTTCAAGCCTCTCAAGAAGGAGGCCTTTGCCAGCGAGGGCATCTACGTCACGCACCGTGCGGACCTCCTCGAGCTCCGCATTGCCAAGGCCCAGGACACCCTCAAGGCCCTCCGTGCCGAGGCCCTCCGCATTGAGAAGTTCGGAGACACGGAGACCCGCAAGCGTGTCAAGAAGCTCCAGCGTGCCCGCACCGCGTACCAGAAGCTCTTCGAGTCCCTCAAGTCGGAGATCGGGGAGGACGTCGACCTCGACGAGCTCCTCGGCGGGGACGGGGAGCTGGACGGCGATCTGGGCGAGGAGTAGCCTGCACGCTGCCCCTACCGGGACGGGCCTCCCGGTAGGGGCCTCCCTCGCCCGCCCGTAGTGGGGCGGCCGAGGGAGGCCCCTACAAAGCCTCCGAGGAGCAGACTAAAATGAGAAAGCAACAGAACACCAACAGCAAGAACAAGGCAGAGATTCAGAGGGTCAAGGACGCCATCCTTGCAGAGACAAGCCGTCTCCGCGAGATTCGGCGGTTCGAGGAAAACTTCCTCTTCGAGGTCGGGCACATGACAAACCGCATTGCCCAGATCCAGAAGCGGTTGGCAGACATGCATACTGCAATGGCGGACATGCCTCGGCAGCGTGAGGAGGCTACCGCCCGCTTGCGTGCTCTCAAGGACAAGTACGTCAAGGCGGCTCTCCAGCCACAATTGGAGAAGCTCCGGCAGCTCCGGGCTGTCCTCCGAGAGGACGGTGCCGCGTGACCAGCGTGCCCCTTACCGTTACGGTGGAGGAGATCAACCGTGCCATACGGGACGCGGGTACTACCTACACCGTCGAGAGCACGGCAAGCCAGGACTACCTCAGCCTGTACATACGCGTCGGCACGGTAGGTAGCGGGCAGCGACTCTTCCGCGTAGGCATCTGCCAGAAGACAAGCCGCGTGGTCCTGCAGGAGCTGTCTACGCGGCACGGTAGGACTGAGGATTCGCCTCCCGATGCAGACTACTACGTCTGCCCGCAGACGGGGGATCGGCTTAGCGACGACGTCCTCATTGCACGCTACAATCCCATGCGGCTCAGCGGGCACGCTTGCAGCGTGCGAGAGTGGGCAGTCCAGAATCTTCTTGCCGTTGCACGGGAGAAGGCTAGGAAGGACGCGTCATGAAATCCTCCCTCTCGATTGTCTGCTCTGCTCTCGTGGGTCTCGTGCGAGACTGGTGCGAGACCTGCCCATGCGACGGAGGGCCTGCCATTGCAATTGGAGACCGGGACGTACGGCAGGTCCTCAGTAGGCACGGGTGGGAGCCGGCAGAGTTTGTCCTTGCCGTCCGTGCGTCTGTCTCGGCACGGTGGCTACACTTCTCGTCCCTCGGCCTCTGCGTCTCTCTCGCGGAGCGGCTCTCATGAGGACACGCGTCCTTTGCATTGGAGAGCAATGGAATTCCTCCTCCGCCGCGTGCGTGCGGCCAGACGTCCTTGCACGCTGGCAGCGTAAGTGGGACGGCAGGCTAGCCCTATGGCTAGGCGGTATGGGCGGAGGGCAGAGTGCCTACAGGCTAGCCAAGCTCGGCTTCCGCTGGGACAAGGGGTGCAACGTACTGCCCCCAGCTCTCGCTTGGGACGCCGCCTTGGCTAGCACGGTGGCCGACCAGATCATTGCTGCCCGCCCAGCGGAGGTCCTGCTCCTGTGCGGGCAGCGTGTATGGAGGGCCTTTGGGTGTACGAAGATGCTTACCTTCTATGGGCAGGACGGGATGCTGCTACTTACACTGCCACACCCGTCGCCTCGCTGCCCTACGTGGAGGCAGGCAGGAGTAACAGAGACGGCAAGGCAGGCAGCAATAGCCATCAAGGGGCACCTCTCATGCTAAACTGGACAGCCCTACTAGCCGCAAAGGACTGGGACGGCCGGAGGCCGTTCTCGTGGGTGCAACGCAAGTACGACGGGCTCCGTGTACTGCTACGGCACACGGAGCCGGGTGTCTACGACGCGTATACACGCAACGGCAAGACGGACGTCTGGCCCATGCTGCAAGACCGCGTGCCATGGATCTCCTACGTCCCAACGTACACCGCTTTGGACTGCGAGGTCTACGTAGAGGGCGTACACGCTACTAGCGTGATCACGCATCTCAAGGACTACGTACGCGTCATCGACGTCATCCCGTTTGCAGTTCCATGGTTCTGCGGGAAGGACTTCCGGCGTCAGACGTTTCCCGTCATACGTAGTCTCATGCAGGAGTTCAAGATCCCGTTTGCTCTCACGGAAGAGCGGAAGAGTTTCTCGTGGCCGTCTGATGATCCCGATGAGATGCGTTGCTATCTCGAAGAGCAAGCGAAGACGCGAGGATGGGAAGGATACATCCTCAAGGAGAAACACTACTCGGGATGGTGGAAGGTCAAGCCAACGCAGACTCTCGATCTTGTCGTCACTGGCTACACCATCTCCGACTCCGACTCCTTCGCTGGAGGCGTCAAGGCCATCCAGGTTGCCTACCCGCAACGTCCGTCCGAGACGCTTGCGTCCGTCGGCTCTGGCTTCGAGGCAGAGTGGCGGATGTCCGTCGACCCGTCCACACTTGTAGGACGGGTCGCCGAGATTTCCTTCGACTCGTTTGCTGCCAACGGCGGTCTCAAGTTCCCACGCTTTGTCAGGTGGAGGGACGACAAGTGACTTTCGTTGTCCCAATCGTCCGCGACCGTTGCTGCGTCGGCACCGTGCTGACGCTCTACGAGCCGGGGATTGGTCTGCTCGATAATGAGAATCGGCTCCGGATGCTCCGGACTCCATGTGCTGACTGCATGCTCGCACTCTCGCGGGACTCAGAAGAGCCAATACCGGTCTTTGCTCTTGAGCTCCGCTCAGCAGAGACGAGACTCCGGTCCATTGCTGTCCAAGAAGTCTTCTACGAAGGAGTATGCGGCAGATGCAAGAAGACGCTACGCGTCGTGTCTGCCGTTACTGTAAACAAATGACCTACTGCATTCCACTCGCTCCCGGCAGTTACCGCACGGACGACATCCGCTTTGTCTTCGCTCCAGGACTCGGTCACATCAGGAACGGGAACTTCAGGGAGAGTTTGACGTTGCCCTGTCTCGATTGTCTGATGGAGCGGTACGGGCCGACTTTCCCAGAGACAGAGCTGCTGAAGGCAATCAGCAATCCGCAAGCACCAGCGTCTGTGCCGGCTCCCGTTGAGATCTGTGTCTGCTCCACTGTCACGGAGCTCCGAACCGTCAAAGTCCATGAGATCTTCTACGAAGGAAAGTGTTCCAAATGCAAAGTCGTACTACGCATCGTGTCCGTTGTGAATTTGCACTCCTGCGGGGAGTCTGTCTCGCCCTTTGTGGAGTGACAACTCTCGTCGGCGTCCTGTTCCAGCGTTCTTGGTATCTGTTCGCGGCAGCCCTCTTTCTCTACCTCCTCTGGGGACTTCTCAAGTGGACCCAATCAAACCCGGATCAAGTCGCGTAGAAGACTTCTTCGCCTGGATGGGCAAGCGTCACGAGATCTGGTGCAAGCGTGACAAGGGACTGCCACGTCCTTGGACGACGGACCCGATCCTGCACGAGTACAAGTTCACCAACGTGTTCCGAGAGCTCGATCGCGGGACGATCGCTCTTCGCAAGATGGAGGAACGGCACGTTGATCTTTGGGACGTTAGTCGCCGGCGGACTCCAGACTGGAAGACTGCCGGACTGATCGTGTGGAACACGTTCTGGTACAGGATGTTCAACCTGGACATCCACGCTAAGGAGTACGGGTTCTCGTCCACCCCGGATACGCTCTACTCCTACATCCGCTACCGTTACAGGAGAGGGCTCCAGCTCTACACTGGTGCCCACATGACCAACGGAGGAGACACGCTTACTCCTAAGCACGAGGCTCACATCCCTGTGATCCAACGTGTCTGGGAAGAGCGTGAGACGCTGGCAAGGACCATCTACGAGTCAATGTCCATCCGCACCGCGTTTGAGGAGCTCAGGCTCTTCCGCTACTGCGGTCCGTTCATTGCCTACGAGATGGCAAGCGATCTGCGTTGGAGTGTGCTCTTCGAGCCAGTCGATTGCTACGAATGGGCAAACGTAGGTCCCGGATGCCGCCGAGGAATGATCCGTCTCGGCTACGAGCCCAATGTCGGCACGATGATCCTGCTCTGGGCTCGTGCCAAGAAGGAGCTCCCGCTGGTGGTCCGCAGACATCATCCGCTTGCCGTCAAGCCGGACGATGATCCTTTGTGGCCACCGTTCGAACTCCGCGAGATCGAGCATTGTCTCTGCGAGTTCGACAAGTACGAACGTGTCCGTCTTGGACAAGGAAAGACGAGAAGTCGCTATGCAGATCGTAAGACTCATCACGCCTCTTGAGAAAGCAGTCTCACATCATGCCAAAGTCCGCCGACTCACATCCCACGGGTGGAAGACCACGAAGGCGTTCATCAAGGACGGACGTCTCCATACATCCCTCCTCGATTCGCGTGGACGTCTATCTGTCCCACAACGGGACGGTGCGACTCTGGTTGAGCATTCCGTTCACGATGATCGCGGACAACATCATTTTCTTGCTTCCAGACGGAAGAACGGGATGGCTCCGCGTGGAGGCCTTCGTGGCGGGTTGTCTGGGAGCCCCTAACTCTCTGCATTGTCTCATCGCTGGCAGCACCACAATCGAAGACGTGCTCCAGGGATTCGGTCCACCAGTGTCTTCGAACATGGAGTAGGAAATGCGAATTGTGATCCCATCACTTGGACGATCCCACCGCATGAACACGTTCTTGGCTTTCCCGCAAGAGCTGAAGGAGATGACAACGCTCGTTGTACACCGTTCGGAGGCTGAGAAGTACGCCGAGTTCGGCTGTCCCATGATCCTCATGGACGAGATCGGAGCTCCGAAGTTCCGGCAAGCGGCAGTGGACGAGCTCAGTAGCCAGTACGATCGCTTGTTCTTCTTCGACGACGATCTTCGCTTCTGCCGTCGCGTCGACGATTGGGCGTTCCGTACCAATGCAAAGCTCCAACAGGCTACGCCCGACGACATCGCGGCAGCGATGGTTCTGATGAACCAAGCAATGGACGAGCGAGCAATGGTCGGGCTCGGAGCACGCGGCTTCAATCAGGAACTCCAAGATCGTCACTGGCGATACAACTACCGCCAGATGCGGTCCTTCGGCGTCCGTACGGACATCCTGCAGCATGAAGGCATCCGCTTCGACAAGTATCCCTTCTGGGAAGACTTCCACGTGACGCTGTCCTTGCTGCGGCGTGGATACCCGAACGCCGTCTCCAACTGGTACGTCACAGACACAAGCGAAACGAATGCTGCCGGTGGCGTCTCGGTCTACCGCACAGAGGCAGCTCTTCGCGAGTGTCGCGAAGCGTTCCTTCAGGAGCACGGTGCGTTCTGTGAGGCCGTCGACAAGTCGGCGGCTGGATGGCGTCAATGGGACGGGGCGACCGCACCAGACCTCCGCGTCAACTGGCGGAAGGCATGGGAGGAGCGTGACTTGTGCGAAAGGTAATCCTCGCCGGCGGACTCGCGACACGGATGCCGATGAAGCCTCTGCTCATGGTAGACGACGACGGCCGGAGTGCTCTTCATCGTCTCGTCGATCAACTCGGCAAGGACACCGAGATTGTGTGCCGGGAGTTTGGAACCATCAACGCCGTTTGCAAGCGGATGGGATGGCGGACTCTCCACCAGTTCGAGCCGGAGCTCTGCGGAGCTCTCAAAGCGTGCGTCAAGGGAGATGATCCTGTCATGATCTACCTTGCCGACAACGTCTACCCTCCGCAGCTCCTTGACGTTCCCCTGACACCGGACACTGCCTGCGTCGCGGAGTTCCCGATCGCCGGTCTGGCTCATTGGAGCAGCCGAGGATGGCATCGGGACAACGAGTACGACAAGTCTTGTCGGGCCTTGATCTCTCCGTGGTGCCTCTCAGCGAAGACGTTGCGAGAGGCACGCGGCGATCAGGCCCACGTCATTTTCCAGGACGCCAGTGTGCGTCCGTTCTTCGTCGAAAGTCGAGGCTGGCATGACATTGGAACTCCCGAAGGATTCTCCGACCTCTGGCGATCTGATCCGCAAGCCGATTGGATGGCAACTCTGGCGTCACTGCGATCCCCGGATCCTTCCCCACGGATTCCAGAAGGACGTTGAAGAGGAGGACGGGATCGTCTACAAGTTCACCCCGGGATACCATCTTGCGGATCTCATGCTGCTCCGCACGCGGCTCCACGAGATGGTCTGGTCCCGCAACTTGGACTTCCCACGCTCAGACCCGGCAAAGTACGTGAAGTACGTCCGTGGAATCTGGGGCGAGTTCGAGTTGGATGATTGGGCTCGTGCAGCGTGCGTTGTCCACGGGGATTGCACGCTGGAGAACCTCGTCTGGGAGCGAGGACACGGCCTCCGCATCATCGATCCCGGCGATCCTCGCGGCATGCTCGTGCAGGAGTTGGACGAGGCGAAGCTCCTGCAGTCCTTCTGCACCCATTGGGAGGTCTGGCGTCGTGGCTGGCCGATCATTGAGACGCCGGTGGAACACTTCCGCAACCTCGACACTCGTCTCCATCTTCAACTCCTGCTCTCGCATTGGCTCCGTCTGAGCCGTCACTATCCGTCCTTCTACGCAGAGTTTGTCATCCATGAGTGCAAGCAACTTCTCAATCTTCATCGACCTCGATGGGACCCTTATCGATTCTCACAGCGTTGTGCGAGCTTCCTTCTGTACGGCAATTGAGAAGGTGACCGGGACGGAGTGTCCCGGATGGTTCTTCGACGACATGCTCTGGCAGCGGACGTGGCCAGGACGTCTCGGCGAGATCTACAGCGAGCCGACGCTGCAAGCGATCTTGGAAGCACGGGTGCTTCCGACGTGGAAGGACCTCCAGAACCGTGTCAATCAGGAGCTCTTCAGGCTTCTGGACAACCAGAACGCTTGGATCATCACTTCGGGCAGCGAAGAGTCCACGCTTCAGAAGCTCCCCTCTTGGCTCCATCACAAGGTCAAGGAGACGTCCGCTCCTAAGCGGGCGTACAGTTTCTGGAAGGGCAAGAGCGGTCTCGTCATCGACGACGATCCCGAGGTTACTTCTGCTGCACGTGTCGCAGGTCTCGCAGCTCTTGATTGGAAGCCCAAATGAGATACATGACTACCTTGGTCGGCAAGCGTGCGTTCAACCTCCTCGGAGGCTCCTTCACCTACGGACAGCATCTTGCCGAGATCGCAGGGAGCCAGATCTACCGGATCGGAGATCGCCGAAAGACCGAGAGGTGTGCCCACGGAGGCACTTGCCAAGTCCTCGATCTCGTCGACTTCAGACGAGAGTGGGAGATGCAGCAACGCCCACAGATCATCGTCACGTCTGTGACGAATGACGAGGACTACAGACTCGACGCTCTTCGCGAGATGGGAGCTCTGATCACGGTTCACGACTTCCGCGGCTTCGAAGACAACCCGTGTCTGAAGTCTCCTCGGTTCAAGTTGATCGCGATCAGCAGGCAAGTGCAGCAGATGTATCCGCACGCTCAGCTCTGGCGGCACCCGTACGTCCGTCGCTGCCAGAACACTCCGCTTGCCGGACGCACGACGAATCTCATCTGCCATGCAAGGATCGACTTCAACAAGCGGCAGGCGGACATCTTGGCAAGCGGTGTGCCGTGTCTCATTCGCGGCAGCGTAAATCGTGCCTACTGGAAGTGGCAGCTCCAGCCGACGTTCGGCATCCCGCTGCCGGAAGGATTCGATGACCCGTACGAGCTCTTGTTGAACTCTCGCTTCTGCGTCGACTTCACCAAGATGCCCGGAGGCGATCGCGGCAGGACGCAGTACTCTTGGCTCGAAGCCATGGATGCAGGGTGCATCCCGATCTGCCACCACGATTGGGGGCAGTGTGAGTTTCAACACTTGTCTGCGGACAAGACTGATCTGGCGTCTGTCCTGGTGAGCCGCTCCGATGAGGAACTCATGGAGATGCAACGTCTCAACTGGGACTTTCTGAAGAAGCATTCAACAATGGAAGGACTGACATGCTGGTAATCAAGCGTGATGGACGGAAGGTGCAGTGGGATCAGGCCCGGATCGAGAGGGCCGCAGTAGCGGCTGGAGTGCCCATCGAACATGCTACGGCGATGGCTCTCACTATCCGCCACAATGCGGACGCGTCTCTCGAGACGGAGCTCTCCGTCGAGACCATCTCCGATCGTCTCGAGGCACTCATGATGGATCGTGGCTTCACTGATGAAGCGAGGAAGTTCATCCTCTTCCGCGATCAGCGGAAGCGTCAGCGTCGAGACCTTCCCGCACCCGTGGAGGGAGAGCTCAGCAGATACATCCAGGCGGCAAAGTACGCTCGTGAGCGGAACGGACGCTACGAGACGTACCCGGAGGCTCTCGAGCGTGTCATCACGATGCACGAGAACCGCATCAACAAGTTCCCAGAGCAGGCACGCCGCGATCTCGAAGCGATGCGTGTCCTGCCGTCGATGCGGAGCCTCCAGTTCGGTGGGAAGGCGATCGAGTTCGTCAACGAGCGGATGTTCAATTGCTGCTACACCCATCTCAACAGATGGTGGATGCCGGCGGAGTCTCTGTGGATGCTTCTCTGTGGAGCAGGAGTCGGCTACTCGATTCAACGCTGTCACGTCGATCAGATTCCTGCAACGGTGGCACGGATCAATCGGAAGCGTGTCTTGCATCACACCGTCGAGGACTCGATCCGGGGATGGCGGACCGCTCTTGAGGTCTTGCTTGAGTCGTACTTCGTCACCGGATGCTACGTCGAGTTCGACTATCACCTTATCCGTCCCGAAGGGTCGGAGCTGGTGACGTCTGGTGGTCTCGCTCCCGGGCATCTGCCGCTTCGCGACATGCTCGAAGCGGTCCGTGGGATGATCCCGCTTGGCAGGCATCTGCGTCCGTTCGAGTGGCACTGCATCATGACTCGCATGGCGGACGCCGTTCTCAGCGGAGGCATCCGTCGCAGCAGTCTCATTGCGTTGTTCTCGAAGGAAGACGACGAGATGTGGACGTGCAAGACGGGCGAGTGGTGGAAGGAGCGTCCCTACCTTGCCAACGCGAACAACAGCGTCCACTACGTCCGTGGTGAGGACCTGCCGGACTTCGCTCGTCTCGTCGCCTGTGCAATGGAGTACGGGGAGCCGGGATTCTTCATTGGCGAGACTCGCAATCACGGATGCAACCCGTGTGCCGAGATCGGCTTCCAACTTCCGGAGACCAGTCCCGACTTCGCCGGATGCAATCTCACAGAGGTCTGCGTTCCCCGCTGCCAGACGAAGGACGAGTTCATCGTCGCGGTTGAGAGTGCAACCATCTTGGGATGCCTTCAGGCTCTCTACATGGACTGGGACGTCCCGAACGGCAACGCAAGGGACGAGCGTCTTCTCGGTGTCAGTCTCACCGGCATCTGTGATCAGGAGATCCCAGACGACTGGCTCGAGGACGGTAAGAAGGCTGCACGCGTGATGGCAGACGAGTGGTGTCACTATCTCAACATCCCTCGCAGTCTGCGAATCTGCACCGTCAAGCCAAGCGGGACGGCGAGCCTCCTGCTGGAGTGCTCCGCGGGCATCCATCCTCCGCACGCGGAGTACTACTTCCGTCGCGTCACGGCTAACCCGAATGAGCCTCTGGCTCAAGCGTTCAGGGAGGCTAACCCGCGTGCCGTCGAGGAGAAGCCGAACGGTGACTGGGCTCTCGTCTTCCCGATGCGTGGACGCAAGGTCAAGATGTCCGGCGTGGAGCATCTCGAACTCATCCGCCGCGTCTACAAGAAGTGGGTCTACGATCCGGGTGTCTGTCACAATGTCAGTGCGACGGTGACGTTGGATGACCCGGACGCGATCCTGGTGTGGCTCTACAACAATCATCACGACATCCGAGCCATCTCGTTCATCAGTCCCGTCGGTGACAAGACGTACGCTCACGCTCCGCAGGAAGCGATCGTGTCTGATGCAGACATGGCACGGTGGACGGACATCGTGTCCAACTGGAAGACGGTTGACTATGGCAGCGTGCCGTACCGCCGGACGGCGGTACAGCCAGAGCCTGCCTGTAGCGGAGGGGCCTGTTACCCTGCCTAGGCCACCCCAAGGCCCTAGGGAGGCCCCTAGCGGCTCCCTAGGGCCTATTACGGAGGTACACCCATGGACGTAGACTGGGCACGCCGGATCATCGGGCTCTACGGAGCAGTAACTCCCGCAACGGTGCAGACGGCGTTCCGTAGAGCCGCTCTGCGGAGGCATCCCGATCAGGGAGGCACAGAGCAGCTCTTCATGGAGGCAGTCATCGCTCGCGACCTCCTCTTGGAGTTCTCGAGGATCAGGACGCCGGCAGCGATCGAGACAGAAGCGAAATGGCAACCCAAGGTGAAGAAGGCTCTTGAAGCCGCAGGAGCCGTTGTCTTCAAGGTCCATGGACATGTGATGCAAGAGTCGGGATGGCCCGATCTGCAGATCTACGCTCGAGGACGCGTCTGGCATCTCGAGTTGAAGGTAGGTAAGAACGGATGCGAGCCTCTACAGAAGCATCGCATCAAGGAACTCATTCGCAGAGGCATCTGGGCGGGAGTCTTCGGACTACGCAACAACGGGATGTGGATTGAGCACTATGACGGCAAGCAACTCGTGCAAGTTGCGGCACTGCCAAGGCTATTGGAAACGCTACTAGGTTGTTGTACTGGTGCTTACCAGTAGGGGTGTCCCGGCAAACCGCCTAGTAATTGCAGTACCTAGTACACGGTACCTAGTACACTCTCCCTCCACTCTAGGGAAGGTGTAGGGTGTATCCCCCCCGCGTAAGCGGGTAAGTGTCGGTTTTACATGTGAGTAGCAATATGGGTACAACTGGTGCAACTGGCCAAGTGAATGTCTACCGTCAGGCGTACGAGATGAACTCGTCCCTGGAGAAGTCTCTTGCCGCGTTCGCTCGTCATGTCAATACCAAGTGTGATTGGAAGGACGCGGACGACGTCGTGTTCTGGAGGAAGGTTGAGAGGCGGAGGCGGAGGCGGAGGGTCCTCGACGAACTGGTGCCGGACAGGAAGTGTCCTTGCTGTCAAGAGACGCGGATTGGTCCGGGAGAGTGGATGGTGCGGATGGACGGTGCAATCGTTCTTTGCCGTTCTTGCTACACGCGGCTCCGGCCTAAGACGGGAGTGGTCGCTGCGGGTTTGTTCACACGAGAGGTGCGTTGGACGCTGGACGGAGCCGCTCTGCGGCAGTTGCGGATCGACGCGGGCGTGTCGCAGCGAGACTTTGCAATCTTGATGGGAGTGAGCTCTGCACGTGTTCATCAGATCGAATCGCACGCTAAGAGCATCTCGGACGAGCAGAAGGAACGCATTGTGAAGGCGTTGCAGGAATGCGGTGTCACGTTTATAGGTGAGTAGCGTTTAGAAAATGGCTAATTTGCCTTGTCAACGCACTTGTACTTGTATATGCTGATGGTGTGCCCGGCTCCAACGGAAAACTCCGCTACTGCCCGCATATTCCCGACGAGGAATTAGGGCCCGAGGTGCCATCATGTGACGCAACCGACACCAAGAAAGCGAAGGCACGGCGAGACACCAATCGTCTGCACCGCGTCCAACGCAAGTTTCGGATAGCGATGCTCTCCGCCGTTACGATCAGCGAGATCCAGGAAGTCATGCTGGCTCTCGTCGAACGTGCGAAGCGAGGGAACATCTCTGCCGCACGAGAGGTCTTGGACCGTTGCGTTGGCAAGACGTCTGAGCAGGAAGTCATCGAGCGGCTTGCGGAGCTCGAAGCCATCGTCCTCACGACACAAGGAGAAGCACTTGGAGACGATTCTGTCCGAAGCAACGTTGGATGAGATCGCCAACGAACTGGAGCGGCGAGACCCGCTTGCCTTTGCTCTCATCGTTCTGCACAAGGACGACGCTGACTCAACGTGCCAGATGTGTCGCACGGCGGGACATCCTGTCACGCTCATCGGGATGCTCTCGATCGCCTTCCGAGCGATCCGCAAGCGGGTCCACAGTCGACTCTCAGGCTAATGTCTTCCTCCGTACGCACGCGTCTCGAGGTCCTTGAGTCCGCGTTACGGGCGAAGAGTCTGTACAACAGTGTAGACTGGCAGCGTAGGCGGCGGATGATCCTACGTGCCATGTCTCAGTCGGTAGGCGGAGCACCGTCCTACCGTCCTACGTCTCGCTGGTCTACGCTGCGTCCTCACGATCTGCAGCAGAGGCTCTGGCGAGATGACATCCGCATCCGTCTTGTGCCTGCGGGACGTCGATCGGGCAAGACGGAACTGGCCAAGCGGTACGGCGTCCTCTGTGGATGCTCTCTACCGATGGGACAGGAGGGCTGGATTCACTTCCTTGCTCCTGTCCGTAAGCAAGCGAAGGACATCTTCTGGGACGATCTGAAGACGCTCGTCCCCAAGGAGTTCGTTGTAGGTGCTCCGTTGGAGACTGATCTCACGATCCGTCTCTACAACGGCGTTCGCTTGAACGTAGCAGGGATGGATGAACCGTCTCGTATCGAAGGACATCCCATCTTGGGCGTTGTCCTGGACGAGTTCGGAAACATGAAACCGGAGGCGTGGACACACCACGTCCGTCCGGCACTTGCCGACACTGGAGGATGGGCATGGCTGATCGGCGTTCCTGAAGGACGCAATCACTACTACGAGGAAGTCGAGAACGCGTATCACGACGAGTCAGGTCAGCGTCGCGTCTACACTTGGTCTTCAAGGACCGTCCTTCCGCCAGAAGAGATCCGTGCCATGGAGGAGACCATGGACGAGGTTACGCTGGCACAAGAAGTCGACGCGTCCTTTGTCAACTTCGTCGGGCGTGTCTACTATGCTTTCGAGCGTGAGCAGAACGTGATCGACAATCCACCCTACGATCCCAAAGCGGATCTGTTGCTCTGCTTCGACTTCAACGTCAATCCCGGCACAGCGTCCATCGCACAAGAGCACGCTGGCCAGACAGTAGTCTTGGACGAGGTCTACATCCCCAACGATTCGAATACGCCTCTCGTCTGCAAGCAAATCAAGCATCACTGGTCTAAGCACGAAGGCCGCGTGCTTCTCTACGGAGACGCAACAGGAGGAGCACGCGGTACTGCAAAGGTGCAAGGAACGGACTGGGACCTCATTCGGCAAGAGCTTGGACCCGCCTTCCCAGGACGCGTCAAGGACTTTGTTCCGCTTTCGAATCCCGAAGAGAAGCTCCGCATCAACTCGATGAACCGCCGGATCAAGACGGCAGACGGAACACGCCGTCTCATGGTAGCGAAGAAGTGTCGCTACATGATCCGTGATCTCGAAGGTGTCCGCTATCAGCAAGGCACGTCTGAGATCGACAAGAAGCGAGACCGCAATCTGACTCACCTTTCGGATGGCCTTGGCTACATGATCCACGCTCGCCATCCGATGTCCTCCAACCGTGCTAACGTCGTCGCAGAGGCAATCTGACATGCGAACCATCTACATCGTCCTCAGGAACGCCGTCTTCGCAATGCAAGTCAATATGATCGACGCCGCAAGAATTGCGGACGATTTCAGGAACGAACGCAAGGGACGGAGGATAGTCGCTGGAACCAAGTCTACACCCACAGGCTCTGTCCACGTGGAGTTGTACTTCACGCTGGACGAAGTCATTGCAGTTGAGATTTCAACATGATCAAGTCCTACAAGACAACTCTCACGGGCATCCTTGCTGCGGTTGCCGCGGTCGCAACCGCCTTCGTCGCTCAGTTCGACACTGATCCACTCACCACACCGGATTGGGCGCTCGTCGCGTCCAGCGTCATGGCAGGCATCGGTCTGATCTTCGCACGCGACTGGAACGTGACAAGCGAGGACGAAGGACTGAAGAAGTGAGTGGGCTTCTCGCAGCGATCGCGGCGTTCATCGGACGCATCCTGCGAGAGATCCTTCCCGCCATCTTCGATGAACGTCGTAGGCAGCGTAAGACCAAAGTCATCGGAAAGGAACCGATCGATGCAGTCAACGCAGACATCAAGAAGCATCTTCCAAAAGATTGACCACCTCATTCTGACACTTGTCGGATGGGTGATCACAAGTGTCTGTTCGATCCTGCTCGTGGCCGCCGTTCTGTCCGTCCTTCTGCTCTTCCTCGGATGTGCCAAGAAGGACATTGTTCTCGCGGACAAGGATGCTCCGCTCTTCGTTTCAGACGCAAGTTTCTCGAATCTTCGCGTCTCGGCTTGGGACGAAGAGGCAGGCACTCTCATCGACTTGGGATGGTTCCCTAGCAGTCACTTCGTAGGACGTACCATCTCTTGCTTCGACTGGGAAGCGTACGCTAGTCGCGTTCGCGTCATTGTCTCGCAGTACGAGGTTGACGGTCAGATCGATCTCGACCTCCTCAAGAAGACTCTTGCCGCACTGCCAAAGGACAAGACCATCGTGATCGACCCGCCGTCTGCGTACGAGCGGGAGAAGTTCCTTGCTGTCTGCAAGCGTCTCCGTCCTGATCTCCAGTTCCAAATCCAATGAAAGCCGAAGACCGCATCGACTCGCCATGTCTTCCCTACCGGAGGGTGCAGCAACACTGGACGTTGTTGCACGATCTCCTCGGTGGAACGTACGCGATGAGACAAGCGGGTACTCGCTGGCTTCCACAAGAGCCCAAGGAAGACAGCAGCCACTACGCGATTCGTCTCGAACGTGCGGTACTCTTCAATGGCTTCAAGACTGCGGTCGACGATCTTGTAGATCGTCCGTTCGCCCGCCCGCTGACGTTGACGGGCGAACTTGGTACGCTTGAGATTCTCCGCACAGACTGCACACGGACGAAGCGTTCGCTGGACGACTTCGCGAAGGACCTGCTCCGCTCTGCTGCAATCCACGGCGTTGCACACGTCCTTGTGGACTTTCCCAACGTGCCAGACGGAGCCACGCTTGCCGAAGTTGGAGGGGAGGTGCGTCCCTACTTCGTCTTGGTCGCCGCTCCTGATCTCATCGGATGGCAGTTCAACGATCGCATGGAGCTTGTCGAGGTCCGCATTCGATTGTTTGTGGACGAGCCAGTCGGGGCGTACGGACAGCAACGGGTCGAGAAGATCCTCGTCTACAAGAAGGACGCATGGGAGTTGCACCGTCGGGACGAGGATGGAGCCAAGTTCTCGCTGGAGAGCAAAGGCACTCACACGTTCGGCGGTGTGCCTCTTGTCTCGGTCTACTTGAACAAGCAAGAAGAGATGGTAGCCGATCCTCCTCTCGAGGACCTCGCCATGCTCAACCTTGCTCACTGGCAGTCTTCTGCGGACCAGCGTAACGCTCTCCGCTTTGCACGCATCGGCTTGCTCTGTGCAGTAGGATTCACCGCCGAAGAGTTCGATCAAGGATTCGTCATTGGTCCGAACTACGTTGTCAAGTCCGTGAATCCGCAGGCCAAGCTCTCGTACGTCGAGCACTCTGGTTCCGCGATCAAGATCGGACAGGACGATCTCGACCGTCTTGAACGGCAAATGGAAGTCCTCGGACTGCAACCCGTCGTCGAAAGGACGTCTGAGTCCACGGCAACAGGGAAGCTCATCGACGACAGCAATAGTGCCTCCTCGCTGAAGAGCTGGGTCGCATCCGTGAATCGCGGTCTCTCGGATGCTTGTGCGTACGCGGGCAGGTGGATCGGGCAGGAGACGGAGGTTGCCGTTGCTCTGTTCGATGACTTCGGCGTTTCTGTACGTGCAACCAACGAGCTGGACGTCCTTCTCAAGTCCCGCATCGCCGGCGAGATTTCGCGAGACACGTATCTCGAGGAGCTCAAGCGACGGGGTGTTCTCAATGAGACGCTTGACGTGGACGAGGAGATCGAGAGACTGGGTGCAGATCTGCTGCCGGACAATTCTGGTGAACAGGATGCACTTGCGTAATGCAGTCGGTCAATGACCAGATTCTTGATTGGGCTATCCATCACGCTGTCTATCTCACCAGACTTGGCAAGTCGGAAGGACGCCGCTACGCGGCTCTGCTGGACAACCTTGTCTGGCCGGATGTGTTCGATCGTGTAAACCGAATCCCGCTTGCGTCTCGCGGGATGTCCTCAGGAGTGTTCACTACAAAGACGCTTAGGACTGCTCTCGCAGACATTCGTTCACTCGTCAAGACGCGGTTCGGCGAGTCTTACGCTACCTTGCGAGACAGGCTAGTAGAGGTTGGCAAGACCGAATCAGCCGCGTGGATCAAAGCGTTCTCACGCATCGTTCCTGTCAACATCTCGTACGATGTTCCGTCCGTCGCAACGCTCCGACAGATTGTAGTTGCTCGCCCCTTCGAGAACGCTCTTCTCAAGTCTTGGGTAGATGGTCTCAGTACACGGGCCTACAAAGGTGCGGAGCGTGCGATCACGGCAGGGATGGTGGAAGGCAAGGCAGTAGGAGACATTGTCAACGATCTGCGGCGTTCTGTTGTCCGCACTACTCGCGATCAAGCAGAGGCTCTCGTCCGCACGGCGGTGAATCACACGTCTACGCAGACACGAGAAGCCGTCTTCGCTCAGAACTCTGATGTCGTTGCCGAAGTTCAATGGGTCTCAGTCCTGGACGCACGTACAACTCTCATTTGCATGAGCAGAGACGGCAAGCGATTTCCGATTGACGAAGGACCGCGTCCTCCGGCTCACTTCAACTGCCGGTCGACAACGGTCCCTGTCACGAAGTCTTGGCAGGAGCTCGGGATCAAGGGAATCAAACTCCTTCCTGAGTCCACACGTGCGTCCATGAATGGACAGGTTGCTAAGAGCGTTACCTACGAGGAGTGGCTACGCAGGAAGTCAAAGACAACGCAAAACGAGATCCTGGGGCCTCGAAGAGCGGAGCTCTTCCGTTCGGGTCAACTCTCGATCAAAGACATGGTGAACGCGTCGACAGGACGACCGTACACTCTAGAACAGTTGAGGAAACGCTATGGCATTGAAAGCAATTCTTGATTCCCTGGATGGGCTCTCAGAAGAGCTTCGTGGACACTACACTGAGCAGGACGGGAAGTTCATGCTCAGCGTCACCAGTGTCGATGGATTCGCCCTTGAGAACACCAAGGGGTTGAAGTCCGCTCTCGAACGAGAACGTGCGGATCGACGCAAGTTGAACGATCGGCTTGCTGCGATCGGAGATCACGATCCGGACGTGATTCGAGAGGCCGTAAGCAAACTCGACGAGATCAAGAGCTGGGACCCGGACAAGAAGGTCTCAGAGGCAGTCAAGGCTCGCGAGGCCCAGATCGTTGATCTCCACAAGAAGGAGCTCAACAAGGCCGACGGCCGTGCAAAGACGCTCCAGCGTCAACTGGAAAGCGTCCTCATCGACCAAGCGGCAGAGCGGGCAATTGTGGAGGCGAAAGGCAACGTGCGTCTGCTCTTGCCGCATGTCAAGTCCGCTCTCCGTATCCGAGAGGACGGAGAACGCTTCCTGGCTGAGGTTGTCAATGAGAGGGGCGAGCCCCGTATCGGCGACAAGCATGGACAGCCAATGACGATCGCACAGTACGTCGAAGAGCTCCGTACAGACGCGAGCTTCGCGGCAGCGTTCACTGCAACCGATTCTCGCGGAAGCGGTGCCTCAGGAGGTAGCGGCTCCCGAGGAACTACGTCCGCCGGGCAGCGAATTGCAACGCGGGACGATCTTGCTCACGGGCGGGTCGATCCGCAGGAACTCATCGACGGGAAGGTTGCTCTTCAGTAAGGCGGGATGCCGGCGAGCGGGGCTCGCTAGTTCTTTCAGATTTCCACTCGCACCCTCAGGGGTCATCCCATGGCTAACACAATCACACCGCTTGTCCCGAAGATTCTCGGGCGAGCGATGATGGCTCTGCGGCAGACTGCATGGATGCCGCGTCTTGTCAACTCTGACTACTCCACTGACGCTGCTAAGAAGGGCAGCACGATCGACATCCCGATCCCGTCTGCTCTGACGGCAACGGACGTCACTCCCGCTCCGACTCTCACTCCGAGCGACTCCACGCCTACCACGACGCAGATCCAGCTCAACAGTTGGAAGCGTGTCACGTTCCATCTCACGGACAAGGACTACGCTGAGATCGACGCGAACGCTGCCTTCGTGCCGATGCAGTTGACCGAAGCGATGAAGGCTCTCGGCAACGCCGTGAACCAGTCCATCTGGGACGCGTACAAGAAGGTCTACGGATACACCGGCATTGCCGGGACTACTCCGTTCGCGTCCAACTACGATTCGGCTCTGGACGTCCGCAAGATCCTTGCCGATCAGCTCTGTCCGAAGGGCGAACGTCGTTTCGTGGTGGACAACACTGCGGAGGTCAACCTCCTGAAGCTCGCTCCGTTCCGCGATGCTTCTCAGTCCGCTGACGCACGCGTCATCGCGGAAGGCGAGATCGGACGCAAGCTCGGCTTCGATTGGTTCGCTGACGACGCGGTTCCGCTCCACACGGCGGGAACGGGCTCCGGCTACCTTGTCAACAACGGCTCCGGTCTTGCCATTGGAGCTAAGACTGCGGCCGTTGACACGGGTACTGGAACTCTCGTCGAAGGTGACATCATCTTCTTCGCGGGACACGCTCAGTCGTACGTCATCACGGCCGCGTACGCTGGCGGAGCTGGCACGATCGCGTTCGAGCCTGCACTCGTGGCTACTGTCGCTGACAACGCCGCGATCGCGAAGGTCGCAACGCACCGTGTCAATCTCGCGTTCCACCGCGATGCCATCGGCTTCGCGAATCGCTCGATGGCATCTGAACTCGACCGGATGTCCCCGAATCCGACGTGGACGGTGCAGGACCCCAAGACCCTTCTCGTCTTCCGTGCGGAGCTCATCCGTCAGGCGAAGCAGTGGGTTTGGGACTTCGACATTCTCTACGGTGCGGGGATCGCCCGTCGGGAACTCGCTTGCCGTCTCGGCGGTTGATCGTCTTCTTCACTCCACTCCGGCGTCCCTTCGCTGGGACGCTGGGGTTTCGCCTCTTTCCCTAGGAGACTCTATGCCTGCTGAAATCTTTGAGACGATCGAAGTCGAGGGCCCTGCCGGACGCATCGTCATCAACAAGCACGATCTCGCGTCCTACCAGGAGCGTGGCTACAAGCTCGCAACGGAGGTGCCTTCGGCGACTCCGCCTGACGTCAACGCCGAGACGCCGGCGAAGAGGACCAAGTAAGCGATGCCGCTTGTCGTCGAAGACGGTTCCGGTCTCACCAACGCTGACGCGTACGTCAGCGTTGGTGAGACGGATACCTACAACACTAACTTCGTAGCCAATTCCACTTGGCAAGAGGCAGGCACAGACGAGAAAGAGCTGGCTATTCGCAAGGCTACAGCGTACTTGGACAACAAGTACAGGAGTCGTTGGCGAGGACGCCGTTCCAACGAGACGCAAGCGTTGTCTTGGCCGCGTGCCTACGTTGTAGACGACGACGGCTTTGGTCTTGCGTCCGATGACATCCCGACTGCCTTGAAGAATGCAACGGCGGAGGCTGCTATCAGGGCTCTGACCGGCGAACTCATGAGTGACCTTACGACTCCTGGGACGATCGGGCGGACACGCAAGAAGGTAGGGCCTCTTGAGACTGAGACAGAATTCGTTGGTGGCAGCAGTCAAGTCCCGTCCTACCGTGTCATCGACGCTCTGTTGAGGAGCTTGATCACGCCCTCTCAAGTTGATCGCGGCTGATGGCCACTCTTGACGCAGAACTTCGGCAAGTTGCGTTAGACCTCATTGAGGAGTTTGGGAAGACCGTCCAGTTCCGCACGGTGCTCTCGACGTACGATCCTGCCACAGGACTCACGACCGAATCTGACGAGACGTTCTACGACATCAAAGCGTCTCCTCCTGCTCCTAAGCGTTTCTTCCTCCAAGAGGGAGACGTCTTGGTCCACGGCGGGACATACATCTTCATCGCTGCCAAGGGGCTCCAGATCACGCCGTATCTTGGGCAGGTTGTCAAGATCGGAACAGAGGCATTCAGGATCACATCGGTGGAGCCAATCTTCTCTGGTGAGCAAATCTGTCTCTTCGGGTTGAGAATCGAGCAATGAGCCGAGGACCACTCACCAACGTCGACGACTTCAACCGTGCCGTGCAACAGGCAACGAGAACGATGACGCAGCGTGATCTTGTGCTCGTTCACAAGAAGATCGCCCAGGACGCTTTGAATCTCATCGTCAGCAAGACGCCGGTGGATACAGGTCGGGCACGCGGGAACTGGCAGACAACGCTTCACGTTCCCGCTGCTGGAGAGACGTACGCTGGGCGTCCTAATCCCTCTGGCGGACAAGGGAACGCGGCAGCAGCGACGCAGCACGCATTGAATAGCGGTGCAAAGGTCATCCAGTCCATCGTGCCGTTCTGCGTCTTGTATCTCACGAACAACGTGCCGTACATCCGCGTCCTTGAGTTCGGCCAGTTCGATCCGCCGAATCCCGGTCCTTCTAGCGATCCTCGCAAGGGACGGTTTGGCAATGTTCTCGTGCGAAGCGGTTACTCAACACAAGCTCCTGCAGGAATGGTAACTATCTCCATTGCAGAATTGAGACGGATGTTCCCATGAGCTTGGAAGCAATGTCCAACACGATTCGGGCGACGGTGCAGTTGCTAGACGTATCGCCCATTGTCTGGGACAACGATCCGAATCTAGTTGTACGGCAGGACGTCGTACAGCTCCGTGCATCCATCCGGCTCGGTGAGCAGAGGCAAGTCTCGACCGGAGGCGTGAAGCGTTTCCGGCAGGGTGGAGCTCTTGTGCTACAGGTCTACAATCCTCTTGGCAAAGGTGACCAAGCGAATCTCAGTCTGATCGACACCATCTTACTGTTCTTCCGCTGCAAGACATACGATGGAGTCGTCTTCGCTACACCCACGCTTGAGACCGTAGGACGTAATGACAAGTATTGGCAGGTCAATGCGATCTGTCCTTTCTACTACGACATCCTCGCTTCCTAGGAGCGATTCCCATGTCTGACTCAAATCGAATTCGGGTGGCCTACAAGGTCGAGACGACCTTTGGCTCCACTCCGGCATCCTCCGCGATTCAGGAGCTCCGACTGACGTCGGAATCCCTCCATCAAGAGGTTGCCGTCGAGACGTCTGGTGAGATTCGTCGCGATCGCCAGATCGCAGAAGTTGTCCGGTCCAACATCTCGGTTGCCGGAGACATCAACTTCGAGTTCTCCGCTACGTCCTACAACGACTTCCTCCAGTGGACGCTGCAGTCCGCAGGATGGTCTTCTCTGGTCACGGTAACTGGCACGACGCTGTCTGCGGCGTCTGGAGACCAGTCCTTCAACGACTCTGCGAACGGTTTCGGCACGTTGCAAGTCGGACAGTGGATTCGTGTCACTGGCTTCGCTACCGCTGCAAACAACGGCGTCTTCAAGATCGTGACCAAGCCGACGAACGGCAAGATCACCGTGACAGCGGGAACTACGCTGATCACGGAGTCCGCCGGTCCGTCAGTCACGATCAAGATGGGTGAGCAAGTTGTCAACGGCACCACGCTCAACTCCGTTCACTTCGAGCGGAAGTACGACGATCTGACTAACATCTTCGCTCGCTACACGGGCGTCTGTTTCGAAGGAATGTCTCTGGCAGTGAACGCCGAGTCCCTCATCACGGGTGGATTCAGCGTTATTGGCAAGGCTGAAGTGTCTCAGACAACGTCCTTCGGATCGTCCTACACGGCACCTGGAACCAATCCGATTCTCAACGCGATTGACCACGTCCTTCGGATCACGGAGAGCAACGTCGAGGTCGACTGCACGTCCTGGTCGTTCCAGCTCGCCAACAACTTGCGTCCGCGACTTCAGATCTCCGATCTCGGGGCTGTCAGCGTTGGAGCAGGAACGTGCGAAGTGTCTGGCACGGTGCAGATGTATTTCAACTCGTCTTCGGTCATGGACAAGATGTTGGGCTTCACCGCGACCTCGCTTGCGATCATCCTCTGGGATGGGACCAACGGGTACGTCATTGAGTTCCCGCGTGTCCGCTTCACGGGCGGGCAGCGTGTCGCCGGTGGCCAGAACCAAGACATCATCGCGGACATGTCTTGGCAAGCGTACCGTCACGAGACCGAGGACGTGACCATCCGCATCGCTCGTCTTTCCTGAGTTCTCTCCTGAGGCCCTCCCCCGACTGGTAGCCAGCGGGGGAGGGCATCCCTTCTACAAGGAATCTCATGCGTATTTCAAAGTTCCGTACTGATCGCCGTGCAGAGGAAGATGGTGTCTGGGTGGACGCTGGCGAGGGCCTCCAGCTCCGCATCGCCCGTGCGGGCAATCCCCGCTTTCTGGAGGCACTCCGACGTCTTGGAGCTCCTTTGCTTCCGCAAGTGCGGACAGGGACGATCTCCGAGGAAGCGTCTGAAGACGTTCTCTGCCGTGCAATGGCCGAAGCGATCCTGCTCAACTGGGGAAACCTTCAGGACGATGACGGGAAGGACATCCCGTACTCTCGCGAGAAGGCGTACCAGCTCCTTCTTGAAGTGCGGGACTTCCGCCTCCTCGTGACTGAGCTCTCGCAGAACGTCAATCTCTACCGCGGAGAGCAGACTCAGAGGATCGTGGGAAACTCACAGTAGCTCTGCGGTGGTCCCTTGACTGGGGACCTTACGCAGAGCGGCTTGAACATCTTCAGCGGAAAGGACGCAAGATCGAGGCTCTTCGCCGAAGACCTCAGATCGACTTTCCCGACTTGTTCGATGCCTATCTGGCTCTACGCTTTGCGTGGTCTGCGGATCACGCAATCCCGTTGTACGAAGTTGTCGCTTGGCTCGATCTGCATTGCATCTCGCACCCTGACGATCGCCGTCTCTTCTTTGAAGTTGTCCGCAGTCTTGATGCAGAGTTCATGAGGTGGGCTAAGGAACGCAAAGATGCCAACGCTGCAACTCGCAATCGATTCTCGAAAGGCCAAAGACGGGGCGGACACGTTCGTCAGAGCAACGGATAACGTCCAGAAGAGTGCCAAGCGTGTCGACCAAGCTCTCAAGCAGAACCGAGACGAGTTCGGAAGATTCGCCAAGGCTGCCCAAGAGTCCGCTTACTCGTTGAAGAGTGTGCTCGCGTGGGCAGCGTCGGGCATTGCCGTCGGCTACGGAACAAAGGAGGCCTTCTCACAAGTAGCAAACTTCGAGCAACGTCTCGCTGAGATTCAAGGCGTCACGCAAGCCGCGTCGGCTGACATGAAGCGTCTTGAGGAAGCGGCACGGGTGATGGGAGTCACGTCGCAGTACTCCGCGACGCAGGCTGCCGAAGCGATGTTGAATCTCAGCAAGGCTGGATACACCGTAACGGAGTCGATCCAGTCCGTGGACGAAGTCTTGTCTCTTGCTCAGGCTCACGGATTGGATCTTGGTCGCTCCTCTGAGATCCTCATCGCGGCAATGAGGACGTTCGGTCTCACTACCGAAGAGGCAACCCGTGTCGTCGACTCCTTCTCGTCTGCTGCAAACTTGTCCTCCGCAGACGTGGAGGACCTCGCCAAGGCCCTTGAGTTTGCCGGTCCTTTCGCCAATGCTCTCGGCCTTAGTCTCGAGGAAGTCAATGCGACGCTGGGCGTCTTGTCCAACGTCATGATCCGAGGAGCCAAGGGCGGCACGGCAGTCCGTGCAGTCTTGGAAGCACTTGCCAATCCTTCTAGGATCGCCCGAGGAGCGTTCGAGCAGCTCGGCGTCTCGGTGGACGACGTCAATCCGCAGCTCCATTCCATGTCCGAGATCTTCGCTCTCCTCCGCGAGCGAGGAATGTCTGCCGTGCAAGCGGTCCGAATCTTCGGCGTGGAAGCCGCGTCTGCGTCCCTTGCTCTGGCAGACAACGCTGAGCAGATCGACGAGTACGTCCGCAAGCAACACGAAATGGCGGGTTCCACGGCGGAGCTGGCCAAGATCATGGCCCAGACTCCTCTTGGAGCACTTGGCAGGCTCCTTGCCGCTATCCGTGAGATTGTGCTCGTGCTTGGACGAGACTCGGGACTGTCGGGAGCGTTCGTTACCGCTACCTACTTCCTTCGCGACTCGCTTCTCGTTGCATTCACGGACTTCGGAGGCGTGATCGCTTCGTCTCGAGACAAGGTGCAAGAGTTCATTCGCATCATGGAGGCTCTCGCCGCCGCGACGATCACACGTCTCGCGGTTCCTGCTCTTGCTCTGTTGGCATCGGGCGTCCGAACGGTTGCTCTTGCGGTCAAGTCCTTGACACTTGCAATGGCCGCGAATCCGATCGGCTTGCTTCTCACGGCAATCTCCGCCGGAGTTGCTACGCTGATCTACTTCAAGGATTCGATTATCGAGATGGGCGACAAGTCCTTCTCGGTCATGGATCTCTTGACGGCGTCTTGGGAGCACTTTGTTGAGGTCTTGAAGTTCGCTGCTGACGTGGCGAGGCTCTTCTGGAACTCGACGTTGCTTCCGATCTTGACTGCCGCGAAGGACGCAACGGTGCGTGTCTTCAAGGACATCGGTACCGCCGCAGACATCCTGCTCGGTTACTTTGGCTCCGATTGGAAGTCTGCGATCAGTGGAGCGGTGAACTTCTCCATCGCGTCCTTCATGACGATGAAGGATGCATTTTCGGCGGTGTTCAATGCCATCGTCTCGGGTGTGAAGGCAATTGCGTCCATCGACTGGACCAACAAGGCCTCCATTGCCGTCGGAGCGATGAATCTCATCAATGCTTTCAACCCAGAGGCGATTGGATCGGAGCTCGCCGATCGCACGGTGTCGAACTTCTCCAAGGACTGGGTGCAGGAACTGAAGACGGCGGCTGAAGAAGGATGGGAAGCCTTCTCAACGGCGTGGGCAGCGTTCGCGTCAACGGACATCGGCAAGCGAATCGACACGCTCTTCAATCCAGTCTCGGCGTTTCAGAGCATCACTGAGCGAGCCAATGCTCTGCGTCTGGAGCGTGAGACGGCTCTTGCCGCCGCGGACGCCGAGACAGAGGTGGCGACCGCTATGAAGCGTTCGACCGAAGAGGTCATCGCAGCAACGGACGCGGTGCAGGAGCTCTCGTCTGAGCGTGAGGAAGGAATCGCACTCCTCAACGGATGGGCGTCTGATCTGCGGTGGGAACGGCTCCTCGTCGGGCAGACTACTGCCGCTCAAGAGCGGATGAATCTCGCTCGAGAGGCTGAGGCGGTCATCCTCAACGCTCAGATCGAGAATGGACGAGAGCATCTCGACGTTCTTCAGGAAGAGCTCTATCTGTTGCAACAGGCACGCGGGAACGATTGGTACGAGGAGTACCTTGCCAACGTCCGCTCTGACATTCGTCTGGTCAATCTCTCCAACGATCAGCGAGAGATCGCTATCGCTCTGAGGCAGGCGGAAGAGTACGGACTCGACAACAACGTCGCTGCGATGGGACGCTATCTCACGGTGCTTGAAAAGGAGCTGGTCCTGCTGCAGAAGATGGCTCAGATCAAGCAACTTGCAAATAACATCGGTGACGCTTTCTCGTACGCTCTGGGAGACATCGTCATCGAGGCGAAGAACGCTAACGAGGCGTTGAATGATCTGCTGAAGACGATCTACCGCTTGTTGTTCAATGAGATCGTCGGCAAGCCTCTGGCCTCTGCGATCAGCTCTGGCCTCTTTGGCATCTTCGGCGGGCTCCTTGCTCCTGCTGCACAAGGGATGGTAGTTGCGGGTGGAGCCATTACCCCTATGGCGGCAGGCGGAATCGTGCGGTCGCCTACGCGGGTGCCAATGGCCAACGGTTCCGCTTTGCTTGGAGAGCAAGGGGCGGAGGCGGTGTTCCCGCTGACCCGCTTGCCGGATGGGCGTCTTGGCTTGTCGGCGGACACAGGAGGCCAGAGTTCTTCTCCCGTCATCAACTTTTACATCACGACGCCGAATCCTGATTCGTTCCGCCGTGCAAGACACCAGATCGCGTCTGACATTGGCCGAGCAGTCAATCGGGCTCAGGGGACATCCTGATGGGATTTCACGAAGTCCAATTTCCAGCAGGCATCTCCTACGGTTCCGCAGGAGGGCCTGCCTATCTCACTGAGATCATTGAGGTCGACGGCGGAGCCGAGGAGCTTGTCTCGCGATGGAGTCTCCCGAGACGGCAGTACGATGTCTCGTACGGTATCAAGAGCAGAGCTGACCTCGCTGCTCTTCAGACGTTTTTCATTGCTAGGATGGGAGCGGCGAATGGATTCCGCTACAAGGACTGGCTCGATTTCACGACGTCTTCTGACGGGCAGACTTTCCCTACGAACGCGGATGTGATCCTTGGCACGGGTGATGGGACTACGACAACGTTCCAACTTGTCAAACGCTACACGTCGGGAGCGATCACGCGGACAAGAACACTTACGAAGATCGTGACAGGGACCACGCTCGTTGCGATCAACGGATCCAATCAGCCGACTGGCTGGTCTGTAAACGAGAACTCTGGGATCATCACGTTCACAACTCCGCCTCCCAACGGACACACGGTTACGGCAGGCTGCCAGTTCGACGTCCCTGTCCGGTTCGCTCAGGACACAGACCGACTCCTCTCGACTTCAATCGAGGACTACGGAAGCGGATCTGCAAGAGGGATCAATCTGATCGAGATCATTGGCGACACCGTTGCACAAGAAGAGTTCTTCTACGGTGGGAGCACGGTGCTCGATCCTCTCTCCGCAGACTACACGTTGTCAACTGCTAATGGGCGTGCAATCTACGTCCAGCCTACGGCGGGAACCTTCAAGTTGATCTTGCCGAACCCTGCCACGCTCCCAGACGGCGGTCCGCATTTCTTTCTCATCAACGGTTCCGTTATCGACTCCGTCGCTGTCCACTATCCGTCTGGGACAAACTTGTTCACGCTTGCCGCCCAGAGCGGCAAGACTCTTGTCATCACGAGGAACGGAGTCAACGCAAAGGAGTGGCACTGGCTTTGAGTGTCGCCGAAGCCATCTTCTACGGAGGACAAATCAATCTCGGGAACCTCTCGGTTTCTGGGACGTCTCTGTCGTACTACCAACGATGCGTCAAAGCAACGCCGACCGCAGACCCGGTGACGTTGAAGCTTCCTGATGCATCCAAGGCCCCTTTTCGCACTGGAGGACCATGCTTCTACATCACGAATACAGCAGTGGATGGATCGGGACGTCGCATCTCCCTGCGGGATGCACTCAACCGGGAATTGGTTCTTATCCAGCCGCAATGTACCGCGACTGTTGTCCTCCTGAATTCTTCTTCGAAGGGTGGCTCGTGGGGAGTGGTAGTCTCTTGCAATGTAGCAACGACGACGACCACGACTACCACCACCACGACGACGACAACGACGACAACAACAACGACGACGACGACAACGACGACGACAACGACAACAACGACGACAACAACGACGACGACAACAACGACGACCTCGACAACGACGACCTCGACAACGACGACTTCTTCGACGACGGCGACGACGACGGCGACGTGTGGGACGATCAACTTGACTGTCGGAATCTCGTGCGGCGATCCTTGTGAGTCGATCTGCACGTTGCGAGACGGGGAGTGTTGCTCAGAGTCATGCTCCGTTATTTCCTCGTCTGGTCCTTCGTGTGGAGTAACAGTCACAGACAACTTTGACTGCACGGCAACGATCTCAGCACCGCCAGGATGTCCGGCGGGATCACAGGTCTGCATCACTGTTGAGTGCTCTTACTCGAAGTACAACTGTGGATGCTCCCTCTGTGCCTTCACCCCTTGTGGATCGTTGGAAGAAGTGCTCTGCTTCACTCTTTGCTGATGAACGCTCCTTGGCCTATCACTCTGCAAGACAACGCTAACGCAAAGATCTGCGAGCGATGTCCTCAGCTCTACAGACTCGGATGCGGGTGCAATGACTGTAGGCAGATCGTGAACAAGACCCGCTTTTATCAGATCGTCCTTGCCGGGCATTGTCCGCTCGGCTATCACTCTTTGCACGCTGAAGACGAGACGCTATGAAAGTCTCAGTAGTTATTGCGTCACACAACGAAGGCCCGGACTTGGAAGCAACGGTGGCACTAGCGGATGCTAGCACCATCCGTCCCTACGAGATTCTCGTCTGGGACGATTGCTCTGATCCGCCCATCGCTCCTAATCGAATCCCGGCAGCGACACTCTTTCGCTCCGAGACGCAACTCGGACCCGGACAGTCTAAGCGGGCAGTTGCGTCTCAAGCGAAAGGAGACTTGATCGTAGTCTTGGATTCGCATATGCGGATGCCGAACTATTGGCTCGATCTTGCCATCGACGCCGTGCAGAAGCATCCTCGGAGCATCTTCTGCTGTGCGTGCAAGGGATTCGATCGCGGTCCTTTCATGGCGGCAGGAGCGGAGTTCAAAGACAACGTCTCCTACGACGTCTCGTGGTGCGTGCGAGGAAAGGTAGACGAGATCGACACGGTGCCGTGTCTTCTTGGAGCGTGCTACTTCTATCCGCGGGCAGTGTGGGAAGCTCTTGGCGGGATGAACGCGTTCCTCTACGGATGGGGATACGAAGAGCAGGACATCTCGATGAGAGCGTGGATACGCGGCTACGAAGTCCGCCGAATCAATGGGCTAGTTGTCGCTCACAGATTCGACAGGGTGCCAGTCGGCAACAAACTAGGGACGTGGCACGAGAGTTTCAACCGTCTTGTTTGCCTCGCGACGAATCTCGAGACTTTCAACGAGGAGCAAGCTCTTGCCGTCGCGGCTCCGGAAGCCAGAGCACGGTTCTTGGCTCTGAGGGACCACATCTACAAGTACAGAAACATCATGCAGGCAGGCAGGAAGCTCCCTGACTCTGCTATCCCGATCAGTCAAGCGGGCGGCGTTCGGTGGAAGCTGACGTCTAGGACGGTAAGACCCAAGCCATCCGAACCGCTGGAGTGTCTGATGGGATTGGAGCACAGAAAGGCAATCGCGGCGGCGGTTCCCGCCGGCGGAAGGATGTTTGAATGGGGAGCTGGAGGAAGCACGCATTGGTTCCGAGAGCAAGGTATTGATCTCACGTCTTTGGAGCACGATGAGAAATGGGCTCACCGTGTCGGCGTTCCTTTCGTGCGGATCGGACACATCCCCGTTGCAACTCCGGGCGAGGAGCTCTGCGATCTTCCCGATCTTCAGAACCCGTACCTCCTTGCTTTCGCCGAGCAACAGTTTGACGTGATCTTGGTGGACGGTGTCCTTCGCAACAAGTGTCTTCAGATGGCGAAGCGGATGCTCAAGCCAGGAGGCACGGTGTTCCTTCATGACTTCCAGCGAGACTGGTACGAGGAAGGCAAGAAGGGATTTACTTGGGAAGTGTTGCCGTCCTGTCCTGACTACGCTGGTCCTACTCTTGGTCGGGGAGTTCTTGCGTGAGAACGTTCAGCCCGCCTATCAAGTCTCTTGTAGACACGAAGTCGCACAGACTTTGCACTTGCTGGAAAGTCACCCGTGTCGATGGCACGGTGATGCGGTTCACCGATCACAATGCTCCCATCGTGATTCCTAACGATGGGACGTACCTTGCTGCCGGTGGATTTCAAGCGTCTGCACGGCAGCGACAAGAGGGTCTGCAGACACGGAACGTTGAGTGCATCGGGATCATCAACTCTGATGCAATCAAGCAAGAAGACCTACGGGCCGGACGCTATCGAGAAGCCAAGGTCGAAGAGCTCACTGTCGATTGGCGATTCCCTTTCGCTGGTCCTCTGTACGGCGTCACGTATTGGATCGAGGAGATCACGTTTGACGGGAGCCGCTGGAACGCGAAGGTAACGGACATCTCCAGATGGCTCCGCGTCCCCATCGGAGACATCTACGCTCGGAACTGTCGCTGGGATCTTGGAGACGCTAACTGCCAGATCAATCTCGCTCCGATCACGCAAAGCGTGACAATCACGCAAGTGGACACGCAACGGCGTGTCTTCAGAGCATCGGGCCTCTCGTCTACGGCAAACGACTTCTTCAACTACGGGAAGGTCTTGTGGACTGGAGGTGCCAACTCCGGCATTGCCGGTGAGGTGAAAGACTACGTTGGAGCGACGAAGCAAGTGACGCTCCAATTGGACATGCCGTTCGACTTCGCCATCGGAGACACAATCAGCATCTATCCAGGCTGCTCTAAGACAGTCGAAGACTGCAAAGGGACGTCCGGCACGGGCGGGAAGCCTTGGAGCAACAACTTGGTCAACTACGGTGGATTCCCTACCATCCCTGGGACAGACAAAGTCCTCCAAACTCCCAACACGAAATGATGTCATCCGTGTCGCGAGGACCTATCTCGGGTCTCGGCACGTTCACATCGGACGATCGAAGGAGCACGGTGTAGACTGCATTGGTCTTGTTGTCGGAGTCGCGAAAGAGCTTGGCCTATCCTATCACGATGTCCAAGCGTATTCCAAACGGCCAGATGGGCACTCTCTTATCCGAGAGTTTGACTTTGCCTTCTTGCCGTGCGAGCAACCTCTTCCCGGCGACATCGTCGTCTTCTGGATCTCAAGGCCAGAGCTTCCTACGCACGCGGGCATCCTGACAGACTACGGTGTAATTCACACGCACGCGGGCATTGGCAGGGTAGTTGAGCACACGCTGGACAACAAGTGGATCAAGCGAATCCATAGACACTACTGTTACCCGAATCTGGATCCGTCATGGCAGCAATCGCATTCTTCGTAATCGGTAGTGCAGTTGGTAGTGCCGTCGGCGGATCGTTCCTCGGTCTGTCTGCTGCGGCAGTAGGCGGAGCCGTCGGCGGACTCTTCGGCTCTTTCATCGACTCGCAGTTCATCCTGCCTGCCATCTTCGGCGGGAAGACGTCCCTCACTGGACCAAGAGTGGACGATCTGTCCGTGCAGACTGCATCGGAGGGGAGCCCGATGCGAATCCCCTACGGGAATCACAATCGCTTCGCTGGCACCGTTATTTGGACCAGCGATCTTATCGAGGTCACTTCGACCGATGAACAAGACGTAGGAGGCAAGGGTGGCAGCGGAGGGTCCGTCTCGCAGACAACGTACAACTACTACGTCGACATCGCCGTTGCAGTCTGCTCTGGTCCGATCCACGCGGTGACGAAGATCATGGCAGACTCGAAGGTGATCTATGAAGGCGGCGTCAAGGACCACCGCTCTCAGTCAATCACCGTCTACACGGGAACGACGGCTCAGACCGCCAACTCCCTCATGGAGTCCTATCTCGGAGCAGGAAACGTTCCTGCCTACCGCGGGACGGCGTACGTTGTCATCGAGCGTCTTTGGCTTGCGGACTTTGGCAACAGGATTCCCAATCTCACGTTCTACGTGCAGGCGAAGTCCACCGCCGAGACGGTTGCCGGAGCCGTTGGGAACATCCTCGAGCGAGCGGGACTCTCGTCTTCACAATACGACACGTCGGGACTGGGCTCTACGGTCTTGCAAGGTTACACTCTCGTCGGCCCTACAAAGACGTTGAACGCTCTTGAGACGCTCATGATGACGTTCAACTTCACTGCACAAGAGCGAGACGGCAAGATCCGTTTCTTCTACAGGGAAGATGCAGACCAAGTTGTCTTGGCAGAATCCGATCTCGCGGCAAAGACGACGGGTGGCGATCCTGTCCCGCGTCTTACGCTGACAGATGTGGCAGGGTACGACATCCCGTCCGAGGTTGACGTTCGCTACATCGACTACGATCAGGGACTCCAAGCCGGAGCTCAACGAGCACGCCGTGTTGAACGGGTCACGGACGCAGTCGATCAAGTTGAGATTCCGATCACGCTTACGGCGGCCGAGGCTCGACAGATCGCAGAGCGGCGTCTCTGGACGGCGTGGAAGGAGCGTCTGACGTTTGAGACAACGATCCCGCCTAGTTATTTCAGTCTTCTCGAGAGCGACGAAGTCTCGATCACCTTCAAGAACGAAACCTACATCGGCCGGATCACAGACGTATCGCGGGGTGCAAACAGTCTTGTCGTTGTCAAGGGAGTGATCACAGACTCCGCAACGGCCGTGCAGTCCGGTCCCGCCGATCCAGGAGCTTGGGTTCCGCCGACTCTGTACATCCCTCCTGCTCTCACGTTGATCGCGATCACCGGTCCGGCACTTGTGGAAGAGCACATCAATCAGCCGGGATACTACTACGCGGTCTGTGCGACGTCTCCAGACGCAGAGTGGCTGGGAGCTACAGTCTTCGACTCTCAAGACGATCTCAACTACTTCCCAGACGCCGCGATCGTTACGGAAGGCAAGCTCGGCAAGGCCCTCACCGTGCTGAGTGGAACGGGTGCCGTGCCGGAGCTCTGGGACAGGCGAAACACCGTCGACGTTGAGCTCTACCACGGAACAATCTCGACGGCAACCGAAGAAGAGGTCCTTGCCGGAGCCAACAGAATGTTCCTCGGCGGAGAACTCATCGGCTACCAGACAGTGACGCCGATCGGAACCAATCAGTACCGCCTCTCAACCTTGCTGAGAGGAGTGCGTGACACTGGTGACAAGATGGGCACGCACGCGATCAACGAGGACTTCTGGGTCCTCAATCCCGCTGCCGTTATCTGGAGTCCTGAGAACACGGGCTCTATCAACACGACGCGGTACTTGAAGGCAGTTCCGACAGGTCTGGGCGTGCCGGACGTGTCTTCTGAGACACTCTTGCTTGACGCAGGAACTTGCAAGGGGTTCTCTCCCGGTCGATTTAGCGGCGTCCGTGATTTCACTACCAACGACTGGACGCTGTCTTGGCTCCGTCGCTCTCGCTACTTCACCAAGCTCTACGATTCGGTGCCGCTTGAGGAGGGCTCAGAGCTCTACGATCTTGAAATCCTTGATGGATCGTCGAACGTCGTCAGGACGTTCTCAGGCATCTCGTCGCTCTCGCAAGTGTACACGTCTGCCCAGCAAGTGACTGACTTCGGTTCCAACCAGAGCATCATCCGTGCTCGCGTCTACCAGATCACAGATTTACTTGGTCGCGGGAAGCCTGCGACTGGGAGCTTCTAATGGCTGACACTCCTCGACTCGTCCTGCCTCTCATCGCCGATGGGCAGTCTTCCGCGTACATCCCGCACAATCAAGCTCTGTCGTTCTTGGACGCGTTCGTCGGGATGAACGTCAAGGACTTTGCTCTCGACACGCCGCCCGGATCTCCAGCCGACGGAGACTGCTACGTGATCGGGTCTTCGCCTACTGGTGCGTGGACCGGGCAAGCGAACAAGATCACGGTCTACGCTGCCGGATGGTACTTCTTCACTCCTAAAGAGGGCTTGGTCATCTGGGTTGCAGACGAGGACACGTTTGCATTCTATGACGGCACGGAGTGGATCGATCACCCTACGGGACGCGGTGACTACCGAACCTTCTTCGTGACTGACGAGTTCGGACAATCTACGTCCTTCACAAGCGGTGTCACTCGCTTCACGAACGGCACGGGTGCGAGCTCTGCAGCCTACGAGCCAGATTCCACTGTAGGAATGAACCGGATTGGTCTTACTCAGTTCAACACTGGCACTTCGACGACTGGTCGTTCAGGGCTCTCAGGAGCTCAGCCGCGTCTCTACATGGGACAAGGCAAGGTCGAGATGGAGTGGGACATCTACATCCCAGTCATCTCGACGGGCTCTGAGCGATTCTCGATCGTCGTCGGCTTCGCAGACGGCAATACAACAGACCTCCCGACGAATCACGTCTTGATCCGCTACCGAGACGACATCAACGGTGGAGCGTGGCATCTGTCGACGTCCGACAACGGAGTGACGGGAATCACAAACGGCTCCGGAGCAACGGTGGCGGCGGGATGGTATCGGTTGAAACTCGTCGTCAACGAAGCCGGAACATCCTTCGAGGCATTTGTGAACGGCACGTCTATTGGAGTTCGCACCGCAAACATCCCTACTGCATCTACACGTGCAGTAGACTACTTCACGGGGATCTTCAAGTCCGCAGGCACCACGGACCGAGCGTATGTCATTGACCGCTTTTGGACACGTTTCAGAAGGAGCACTCCCCTGTGATTGACCGAGCTTTGTGCATTCTCGCCGTTGGATCGAATCTGTTGATGATGTCTGCTGCCGCTTTTGGAGCTCCCGCTCACATCTCTCACGATCAAATTGACTTCTCCTTGCCGATCTTTGTCACTGGCCTTCTCACTACGGGTGCGTTTGTCTGGGCGATCGCGAAGTATGACGCGTCTCGTACGGCAAAGATTCTCAAGACCGAGCTCCGCATGGAGTTGTTGGTCGAGGAGATGGAGAAGCGGCACAAGAGTATCGAGGCGACTGTGGAGCGTTCTGAGAGTGTCGTGAAAGAGGCTCAAGAACTTCTCAAGGCAGCGTTGAAACTACTTGCGGCACTAGGAGAAAAGCCAAACGCTACCAAGTAGTAAGCACGACGTGTAACAACCCGCAAGTCCTGGCCTGCCCGCCTAATTGCAGGCACCACACGCACATACACGCACACTTACTCACATCTCAAAGAAGGTGTAGGTAGTAGGTCCCCCGCGTGTACTGGTAAGTATCGGTTTTACATATGACTAGCACTTTGCTGATCGTTGGTGAGCAATGGGTCCGCTCTGAGCAAACTAGTCTCAAGCTCTCTGACTGGAACGCGGAGCGTGCGATTGCTCTCGGCGGCTTCAGACGCGGTCAGTCTGCTGTCTTTCTGCGGAAGTTCAACTTCCGTGCGTCCCTTTGCTGCAACCTCCTGCCGCCTTGTTTGGAGTGGGACTCTCGTCTCGCCTTCCAGGTGGCAGAGGAGCTCATCCGCCGCGAGGACTGGAACGTTGCCGTTGTCATCGGAGCCAGAGCTGTCCGAGCATTTCTTGGAGGGAGGTTCTCATGGGCTAAACCGTATCAAGTGGGATGTGACAAGATCGCCGTGCCGTGTCCGCAACCGAGATGTCCCGCGTGGGATGACTCGACTCTCAAGACTCGCATCGAGGCTGCCGTCTCAGATGCTCTTTCAAGGAACCTCCAATGCTGACTGTTCGCTCTGCACTTGCCGTCGCTGACGAAGAGACCGGGATGGTCCGGGCCACCGTCTCGGTCGAGAACTCTGGAGACTCTCCGGAGGACTTCATCTTCAATCAGTCCTTGCCCGCCATGATCGTGAATCAGGGAGTTGGCATCTACTCCGTCACGGTCAATGCGATGGGTCCCTTCGAGCTCGTGGGAATCGGGGACTACATCTGTGCCGTGTCCTCTTACACCAAGCCTCTTGCGGGAGCGTACCGCTTCCGCTTGACGGGGACTGGAGGAGGGAAGGCACGCGGATCGACGAACACCGTCTTCGTCAAGGCTGAGAACGCCCAGCGTCCCTACGTCGCTCACGCCGTCCGCATCCCTCCCAACTCCTCTGTGGAAATCTCTCTGCAGATCGACGTCCGAGCGTGATCCCACGTCTCACGCGGCAGGCAGGCAGGCACCCTCAAGGGGCCTGCCTGCCTGCCCGCCTAGGGCCTGCCCCTAGGGCCTGCCCCTAGGGCCTAGCCTGCCCGCCTAGCCTCTTGGGGCCTGCCTGCCTACCCTTGGGGGCCTGCCTGCCCGCGTGCCCGCCTAGGGGCCTGTAGGGCCTGCCTTTGTAGGGCTAAATGGGACGCAAGAAAAACTGGAATTCCAGCAGTTTTCTACTTGCCTAGGGCCAAAGATAGAGTATGCTGACGTAGTCAGCAACGGTGCTGACAAAGCAACAGAAACCGCAACAGTAGGAGCACAAACCGTGCCAGTTCCCACTATTACCATTCAGTCTTCTGTCGGCGACGAGATCGTCATTGACAGGACGGACAACGTCTACACGTGCTTCCTTCAAGCCGTCAACGAGACGGGGGAGCATGAGGGAGAAGTCTGTCTCACTCTCACACGCCGTGTCGGCGGGACGTGGGATTGTCTTCTCGAGGACGAGACGCCCATCAACATGAAGAAGACGTCCCTCGCAAAGATTCACGCGGCTCTCATCGCGTGGAACCAGGACGTGTCCTTCATGGCTTCTCTTGACGCTCTCGAGTGTCTCTTCACAGACATCCTCGGTCCCCGGTCCTGATCCACACTCAAAGAAACAGCAACAGGAGTATCCTCCAATGACTACAGCATCCCAGCTCAGCCTTCCTTTCTCCGAAGCGTCCATGCAACGTGTTCTCGAGCCTCTTAGTGAGGCGACGGGTGCGTTGCTGAGTCCGATCCACCTCCGCGAGGACGAATGGCTCACGCTCGAGACGGACGATCGCGGACGGTTCGTTGCTCAGGCACGGCGGATGCATCCGTTCGATCCTGAGAAGGACGTTCCCTCTACTCGCATCCGCGTTGCCGGACGGGACTTCAGCTCCTCTCCGTACGCGGTGCCGTCTAACTCCGCCGCGAGGACGTGGGCGGAGCGTATCCCAGAGCGGAAGACTACTGGCTACGGACAGTGGACGTTCGGAGCCACGGACTTCACCGTCTTGGTGATCGCGTCCTGTTGGCCCAAGGATCGCATCATCTTCCTCAACCAAGAGGCGGAGCTGCGGTACGAAGTCCTTCTTGCACGTTTCGCAACAGCGTCCAAGACGCTCCAGACGATCTCGGCGTTCAAGATCGCGGGCACCGTGCCCGCGATGCCGCGAGACTTCATCGAGCATCCCGAGTTTCCACTCTTGCCGTATCAGCGAGTGGGACTGTCTGCCTTTCTCAACCGCGAGATGGCCGCTCTCTTCATGGAGCAAGGAACCGGCAAGACTGCCGTCACGGTCAACCGCGTCTGTCTCGAGGCAGCTCGCAAGCGGGCAGGACGCTTCCTCGGTCTGCCCGCAGGCATGTACCGCGTCTTGATCGTCTGTCCGAAGCAACTCCGTGCGAACTGGGAAGCAGAGTTCGGCAAGTTCGCAACCGTCCCGGGCAAGGTTGTCTCGCTCCGCGGCGGGGAAGTCGAGCGTGTCACGTCTCTCATCGAGGTCGCAAGGGACGAGAAGGACTGCTCTTGGGCTGCCGCGATCATTTCTTACGACAGTGTCGTGTCTACGCTCCGAGCTCTCAAGGCATTCCCATGGGATCTTGTCGTGCTCGACGAGTCCCACTACGTCAAGAACACGCGGACGGCTCGCTACAAGGCAGTCGCCGCTCTGCGGGACGCCAACGTGCGGCAGCGGATGATCTTGTCGGGCACGCCGATCACAAACACTCCGATGGACCTCTACGCTCAGCTTGAGTTCCTCGCTGACGGCATGTCTGGGTTCTCGTCCTTCGAGAACTTCCGCTCCTTCCACGGTGTCTTCAGGTCTGTGGCAGCATCAGGCGGAAGCGTGCAGAGGCTCATCGGCATTCGCGGCGTGCCGCTCCTTCAGGAGCGTCTCGCACGTTTGTCCTTCGCCATCACGAAGAAGGAAGCGAATCTCGCTCTCCCTGACAAGACGTACGACATCTTTGAAGTTCAGATGACTCCTCGGCAGCGTGAGTTCTACCGGATGGTGCGGGACGAGCTCGCGATCGTTCTGGAGGAGGCAATGGACAATACGCTCACCGTCGATCACATCTTGACGCAACTCCTGCGGCTGTCTCAGATCACGTCTGGGCACGTCCGTTGGAACGCGGACGAGGAGCAGGGTACTCCCGCACGTGTGGAGCAGATCGATCCCGATCTCAATCCAAAGGTGGCGGCGGTTCTCGAGATGCTACAGTCCGAAGGACGCGATCCGAACGGCAAGACGATCGTCTGGGCAGTCTTCGTCGAAGACATCAAGGCCCTGGACGCCGCCTTGAAGAAGGCGGGCATTGACTGTGTCACCTTCTACGGTGCTACGTCTGAGCATGACCGAGAGCAAGCCGTCTGGCGGTTCAACAACGATCCTACTTGTCGTGTCTTCATCGGCAATCCTGCTACGGCAGGCACGGGACTCAATCTGCTCGGCTACGAGCCGACCGCCGATCCACCCCAGAACACTTATTGCGATCACGAGATCTTCTTCTCGTGCAATTGGTCCGCCGTGCAGCGTTCGCAGGCGGAAGATCGTGCTCACCGCAAGGGTACCAAGTCATCTGTCCGCATCACGGACGTCGTTGTCCCCGGTTCCATTGATGAAGAGATCCGGGCTCGCGTTGTTGGCAAGCTCCAAATGGCCTTGCAAATCCAGGATGTCCGCGAGATCCTCAAGCGAGTCCTCAGCACGGAACTCGCCGGCGAGTGAGTAGTCAAGCCTCTTAGGAGCCATCCCATGCCTCGCGTCTTCTTCCCAGAGCCCGTTATGCAATTCGATCTCACTGCCGCTCGAGAGCGGGGAGAGATTGTGAATCTCGCTCAACGGGCCAATCCGCTTTCTACAGAAGAGACTGTCCGAATGTTCTGCGACGCACTCGAAGAGCACAAGTTCGATCCAGACACGGATTGGATCTGCCTCTCCGGCAAGGCAGCAACTCTGTGTCTGCTCTGTGCGGCTGTCTCGGCGTTGTACGACAAGCTCCCCCTCCTCATCTTCGACGCAAGGAATAGCACTTATGCTGAGCGAACTATCAACTGGGACACCCATTGCTCGACTTGAGAAGCTCTACGACTCACTGGTCTCGTTGCAGGCTAGCGTCCAGGCTGTCCTAGCGGACGTCTCGACGCTGCTACAACAGGCGGGAACCAAGCTTCCCGACGTTGCAGACGTAGGCTTCCTCGCTCGTGAGATCGCCAAGACGTTCGACAACCTTCGCAAGGAGGCAGACGCCCGTGCGGCTCTGGCGGGTCAAGTCGTTGCAGTCACGCTCACAGAGCGTTCTCTGACGGACCCGAACACGGCAATGACGATCCGAGGACGTCTTGCGTCTGCAACGCCGGACGTCAAGATCGAAGCGATCTTGCCGTCTCCGAAGAGCCCTGAGTACGTGCAGTTCATGCAGTTCATCGGCGTCCCGTTGACTCTTATTGAGTCTGGGCTCGTCAAGCCGGACTGGCCTCGGGTGCAGGAACTCTGCAACGCACTCCAGCAGGACGGCAAGAAGCTTCCTACCGGCATCGGCAGGACCTATCCGCGGTTCCATGCAGTCTTCAGGCGGAGGCGGAATGAGACCTGAAGACTACATCCGGCTCCGCAAGAACGCGGAGGCCCTTCTTGAGACTGTGCAAACGTTCCGAGGCAAGACCAAGATGCCTAGGGCAAGTGAGCTCCGGCCTGCCACCGCTCAAGACATTGTTGCAGGCACCGTAGTCTTCTTTCCTGACGCACAGCCTCCGTCTTGGGAAGAGGTGGCCGATCGTCTCACAGACCAAGCGTTCTTGACTCGCACGCGTCTTCGTTGCGAGTTGCAGCACGCTTTCGTTCGCAAGACCTAATGCCGTCCATCGTGGACGGATCAACGCTCCCCTATCAGAGGATTCAATCATGGCAAAGGATCGCAACACTCAGGCCGACAAGGGAATCACGAAGGTCACCCCTCCCTCGTGGCTGTCCTACGCCGACGAGGACACGTCCCTCGCGACACTGCAACCGCACGTCATCGTCCCGCGGTGCAAGGTCATCCAGGCGATGTCGGAAGACGGACTCAAGAAGCAGTTCGGCGAAGGGACCTGTGTCATCCGTCCCGGCGACAGCGTGCTCGCGGCTCTTGGCGAGACGTTCTTCTTCTGTCCGTTGTTCTTCTTCGTGGAGTTCTGCAAGTGGTCCGATCGCAGGGACACGACCAATCCCATGATCATCGCTCGCACGTTCGATCCGACATCGGACATCGCGCGACGGGCACAGAGCAGTGAGCTCCGGCTTGAGATCTATCCCGAGGACGCGAAGGTGAAGGCTGCGGCTCAGCGTCAGTTCAGGTACGTGGAGCATCTCAACTTCGTCGGCGTTGTCTACGGAGAGCACGATCTTGCCGGGACTGAGGTCACGGTGTCCTTCGCACGCGGGGAGCACGGTCAGGGACGCAACTTCATCACCGCGATCACGCTCCGCCGGCAGGAGGTGCAGACGCAGGACGGTGCGACGGCTCGCATTCCCGTCCCGCTCTGGGCTCAGGTCTGGGGCATGACTCCTGCTCTGCGTGACCGGAAGGACCAGAAGTGGTACGGGCTGGACTTCCATCCTGGTGTGCCTCCCACCATCTCGTCTGAGCGTGTGGACGCTCATCGCACGCGGTACCTCGAGCTGAAGGATGCCTACGATCAGCGTCGTCTCACTGTCGACGGGGACGACCGTACGGAGGAGGAGACCACCTCCACCGACGGACAGTTCTGATCATCGGACTCTTCTTCCCCTCCCTCTGGGGCGTGAGGGCC